GGCTTCATCAGTCAATCGTCACAAGCGCCTGGCACCCTACAGGGGTGAAGAGATAGTCCGTCCTCTAGGTAACTAGAGATATGATGAATGATTTTCCCAAGATTTTGGGAGCTGAACTATACCGGCCTTAATTGAATTGTCAATCCCTCTCACGACAATTCACGAGTGGGGCGCCTACGATGAAAGTCGTAGGGTAATACCTGCCAAATTCGGTGAACCCCTAGAGGTGGGGAATACCGAGCCAAGCCCGTCAACGGGAAGGTGTAGAGCCTGGACGGTAGGCTCCGTAGTTTCTATCATGAAACCGGAGAAGGTACAGGGTTTGATTGGTACCACAAATCCAATCAACAGCCAGACTACAAACACATGGCAAGATGTCAGTGGCAGTGAAAGCTGTAGTAGTAAAGCACCCCGCGTACATCGCGGAAATGGCTACGGAACCGGTTGATTGACAGCCGCGTTCATGAGTAATCATGAAATGAAAACTCGGTGAATTGCTGGAAACCCTCTCATCAGAATTTTGATTAGGGCAATCAGCAGCCAAGCTATTGAGTGATCAATAGAAGGTTCAACGACTATGTCGTACCATCTCCATGAGATGATGAGGACAATTAGCGCCGAGATTCCCAGTGCAACTCGTATTGAAGCTTCTTTCGTTTAAGAGCTGGTGACGGATCTTTGTATAGCGCATGCAGGACAGCTGCATCTTTGACATAACCAGAGAATTCGAATAACGGATTTCCTGATTTAGGACGTTGAACAGAAGGTTTCAAATGAATACCAGTCACTTGATGAATCATTTGGTCGAGCTGACATGCAAATTTAACAGATGCAGTAACGACTTTGAAACGTCGGTGAGTAATAGATCCGTCTCCATCCCAAACGCCTCGAAGAAAGGCAGTGCATAATTCATTGTCTTTAAGGCTTGGACATTTGATTTCTAGAGTTTTTGACTTATTTGGAACTATCCCTAGTTCGATTAGATCATTAACCATAGAAGTTCGACTTAGAACCAATACCTTTTGAGGCTCGTTTTCAACGCCATTGATTTTTGACACTTTAGTCTTAAGGGGAGGAGAATCCGCTCCCAAGCAAAGCCTAAAGTGATCAAGGATATCTGCGTCTGAGTGCTTAAGAGCAATCCGACAAGCAGTAAGACGAGGGGAGATATTTCCATCAGACGCTAGTAGTCCGAGGAAATATGCTTTGTCCGTAGAATCAATTGACGAGAAATAGCGCTCATTGTATTGGTAAAAACGAAAAAGCTTTCCAGTAGATTTGTCCTTCCTGAGACCTGTTCTTTCAAAGAAAGATTTGATGTTGTATTTGTTTCTTAACTTCCAAAAAGAGACATAAGAGATTCCAATAGCAATCGCCGCATCTTTGTCCGACATTCTTGATGCGTAGTGTTCAACTTCATCAGGCAAGATTTGAGAAACAGAAACAGTCCTGGGAATATGATATAGTCTGGACATGGGGATAGAAAACCCGTGAGTACCGTCTAAGCAGCTTATCAATGCCAGACGGGAATACCAAGTGTCGTCCACGACTTCACCCGTCAGCCTGGCCAAACAGTGCAGCTTGACCGCTATAAGTTCTGGAGCTCGCCCGGTACTAAAGAAAGCCGTGAGCGTCTTCCTGATCAAACCATTGGATCTGCTAGCAGCCGTAACATCACCAAGGAGAAAGTCCTGGTGGTGCTCAAAGAGTTAATTGGTAGCTCCTTCGCAGCGTAATCTGCGTCGATAACGAGGTGAATTGCTGGAACCCCTCCAGAGGATTTTTTGCTATCCTATTGGGGAATCAGCAGCCAAGCCGTTTTAAGGACACGGAAGGTTCAACGACTAACGCTAGATGGTTTTATGATAAACATTGAACAGCAAAAATTTCTTATTGGATGTGCCATCGGAGATGGTTGTATTTCCAAATCAAAAAGATCTGAATCAACGACTCTGCACATCCAGCGTCAGTATGCTCATGTTGAGTACGCTCAATGGCAACTAGAGCAGTTAAACAGTATCTTGGGTACACACGCACAATTGAAATACTTCAAAGACAAAGGTATTTACCCTGCTGTGCGCTTTGGTGTAACAAGTAAGAAATTTTTAACCCCCATTTACAACCTGCTGTATCCACAAGGCAAAAAGACTCTTAGCGTCGAAGTTCTTCAGAATCTTGGTCTTAAAGAGCTTGCTCTATTTTGGATGGATGATGGTTCACTGGAAGTTCGCAAAAGAATTAAGCCGAGTGGTTCAGTAAAGATTGAAAGAGTGGGATGGTTGGCTGTTTGTGAAGATGAACCAACAACTGATATTGTTGGTTCATGGATCCATGATTTAACAGGATCCACTTACACAAAAGTTTGTCATAAAACAGGTAAGTTCTATTTAAAGTGGAATACTAAACAGCTTAAAATGCTTTTGTCTTCCATTGATGAGTATGTACTTCCTTCTCTCAAATACAAGACTGATTTAAGTCGGACAGAAAAAGTGTCTGACGTGATCAGATTGTATAACTCAAATAAAAACAGAGAAATCACAATTGCGTCACGAGTGCCTCGCACCCAATCCCCCTGGGACGGGTGATGATATAGTCTGAACTATGGTAATGGTAAAACCATAGAGCCAAGGGATCAACACCCTTGGGATAACACAATTGATACCGGCCCTGCTGATCCGACCGATCCGACTCAGCCTTCAAGCTTCAAAATTGCTCGGGAGACTCTAGTCACCGCGCAACGGATGCTGCTCGATACTGGTAACCTGAATCAGTTTCACCAGTCCATCGGTAGCCTCACTCTGCTCGATAAAATAGTTGTCGCCTAGACATGTAAATGTCTAGTGAATAACAGGATGAATTCAGTGAAACCTAAGGGTTTGGCGAAACCTATGGCAACACTGAGCTAAGCTAGAACACTGATTCTAGACAGTGCATCGACTACCTGATTACAGGCATGAGCGTCCTGCACCCTATTCATAGGGTGAAGATATAGTCAGTCCCTAGGGAAACCTAAGCGGAATACACGGACTATCGCCGCTGGCGTAAATACAATTGCGCCGCCACTATGTGAATAGTGGGCAATAACCCGGTGAATTCAGGGAACCCCGCCAAACCAAGGGGAATCCTGAGCCAAGCTAGTTAAGGAATTAACTAGAAGGTGCAACGACTAGGAGACAAGACCAGTCCGGTCAGTCACTTCTCCCACGAGTGCCGGGGATCTAGACCATCTAGATCGTGATATAGCCTGAACTATAGCCATGGTAAAGCTATAGAGCCAGGGGTTAAAAGCCCTGGAGAAACATGTTTGGATCGTATTTTCCTTGATGAACTAGCCAAAGCCCACGCTCGTGGTCCTGCTGGCGATTCTCAAGGTGGCTACTACTACCCCATGGGTAAAGAAGAGACCAGCCTCGACTACTACGGAAGTGGTGGTGCAACTGCTGCCTTTTCTCTTGGCCTGCACCAATTCCAAGTGCGCACTGACCTGCTGAACATCGTTAAGTCGATGCGTAAGCGCAATGTGCCTACTTATGCTGATGGTCTGTATCGGGCCATTGTTGATCCCACCTTCATGATGCACCTCCGCAGGGATCCGGACTTCCGTGAGATTGCACGCTACGCTGGCAATCCTGGACAGGGCATGTATATGGGCAACCCTGCAATGCCCAATAACGCTTCATTCTACATGGGTCCTCAAGCTGGTCAGGCTTATTTCCTGGCTGGTGAACCCGTTATGCCTACTGGCGTGATCTTTGAGGGCGTCAAATTCTTCGAATCAACAAACTACCCGACTAAAACTGTTCAAGCTAAGCTTGAGTCTGGTTCTGCCGTCGCTGAGGAAGTTGCCCAAGGTTACTTCTTTGGTCCTCAGGCAATTGGTGTGGGTATCGGTGGTCCGAACGCTCAAGTCCTCATCAATAATAATGACGACTTCAGCAGGGCGATTATTCTCATCTGGCAACTTTACGCCGGTTTTGAATGCCTGAATAAGGATTTCATCACCTGTGCGTATAGCTTTGTCAAGGACGGCCGGGTTCTTTCTTGAGCCTAGATAACAAAAACTAAAGGAGAGATACCTTAATGACTTACAAGAAAGCTAAAAAGATTTTCCCCGGCAACTGGTCCATGCCCCTCAACGGCTGGTACCAGAACGTGGGAAATGAGACCGTGGGTGGTCCCACCTCGGTTCTCTCTGTTCCTGGCTGGCGTTATTTCCAAACCTTTGGCTATGCCGTGGTGGCTGACACCGATCCGGCAACCGCAACCAAAGCGTTTGACATCATCGTTCCTTCCCCCTACAAGAACGATGAAACCCGTGAAGACATCACCGGTCTGACTGTGGCCGCGACTTCTGATGAGCCTGCTTACATCTACCGCGTCTCCCTCTCTGTGGGTGAAGACTGGCTGGGTGATGGCGAGCAAGCCGGTAGCCGCAAAAGTGCCCCTGTCTACATCCCTTCCGGTGCCCGTCTGAGCCTCAGTCCTGATAACGCTGGTTCGCCAGTGAGCAACGTGGGCCGCGAAGCTGCCTACGCTGAAATTGCTGTGACCACTGGTCCTGCTCTGGCTACGGAAGTGGCCGAAGGAACTGGCAGCATTGGCGGTACTCCGCTGATCTACCAGACCCCCTCAGGTGTGATCGACACGGCGCAATCGTTCCACCGTTTGACCGCTGACACGACCTTCCGGGTGTTTGTCAAGGCGACGGCTGCTGCTGAATCTGTGGCCTCCAACGCTGGTGCCACCATCACTGCTGCTGATGCCGCTGCTGGTCGTCGTGGTTACCTGCTGTGTGAAGTGTGCTACGTGAAGCCCGATGGCCCTGTGTCATTTGGCGATCTGGATCCTTACATCAAGTATCCCGTGGTGTGAGTTGAACATCTGTTCAATCATTCAAGCCTCCCGAATTGGGGGGCTTTTTTATTGTCTATAGCAAGATTTGTGATAGACTGACCATAGTCAACTAAGCTTTATATGGCTAGCACGCAAACAGCGGAGAAAGTGCTATACCGCTACAAAAAGACCAATGCTGTGGTCAAGGTGATTCAAGAATGGGACCATGGTGAGTGGTATCAAGTTGAAGATCAAGACGGCCAAATCTTCTCTGTTCACAAGAACCAAATCATTGTGGATCAGAAGTCGACGGCGTCTGTTAAGCGCATGGCGGTCAAGGATAAGTCATCCGGTGATAAGCCCCGTGAGTTCCCGCCTGATAAGCGCCTCAATATCAATACAGCCACGGCTCAACAGATTGCTGACCATATTCGAGGTATTGGTCTGAAGACTGCTCAAGAGATCAAAGACTATCAGACCAGTCTGAACAGCGAGAAGTTCACGTCACTAGAGCAACTGAAGTCAGCATCATCCCGTGTGGACTGGGACAAGGTGATTGAAGACGATCTGGTGCGCATCTAATTGCCTGGCGTAAAATAGTTCTAGGCAGCAATAAGTCAAGATGAGTCAGAATCCATTCCGCATTGGGGAGCTTCTATCCCCAGATAAAGATCCCAATGCAAGCACTGGGGTTCATCTTGACTACCGCGTTGCAGATGAAAAAGGAAATTTCATTAACCCTGCTTTTACGCGCAGTATTATTGGACGCAACATTGGTGTTGGTCCTAACAATGATCCCCTCTATATCAATGACAAAGGGGAATGGAAGGTTAATCCTGCTGTTGGGGCTCAAGTAACATCTAAATATGGCTACAGAAATATAGGCGTTGGTTCAACATTCCATAAAGGACAAGACTATTCCGGAGGAAAGCTTAGTCAACCAGGAACAGGTATTTCATGGCTTGGTGGGGCCGAAAGAGCAGGTAAAATTGGCACTGGAGGAGCCAGTCTCTGGACCACGGATCCTAATACCGGCAAGAAATACCAAGTGTCTTTTTTCCATGTTAATCCAACCCTCGAAGGAACCAGTACAGCCGGAGCCCCAGTCAAGCCCGGTAGCACACCACAACAACCAGGTGCCGGAACAGGACCGCTTGGTGGGATGGGACGACAGCCTATTGAAATTAACATTGATCTGGCTGATCTGATCAAGAAACAAAAAGAAGATCAGGAAGAAGAGGAAGAGCGGCGCTACGACCCAGTGGGTTCATTGATTAACAAACTACTAGCACAATCATTCCAACAAGCGTCTAATCCGTATGCTTGAGTTATGCCTGATAGAATGAATTGAAGGCAAGATCGAGACATGCGACTATCTGATTTTGATCAGTCTAGGGTTCGCTATCACTTGGGTTACTCTCTGGTGACCTCGATTCCTGCTGGCGATTATGCGCGCTTTGTTGAGGCTGTCAATAATATTCCAGACAGCTACTTCTATTCCAAGCTGAATCAGCAGCTTCGGCGTTGTGATACGGCAGAGCGCAAGACTGAAGTTGCTTCAACGCCTAGTACCAGGCTTGAAAAAATTGAGGGTGACGTGGACCGGACCGTGAGTTCGTCCAATGCCCAAGAAGCACTGAAGGTCTGGTCTCAGATTTATTTGTTTGAAACCAATCGCCTAGCGCACATGCTTTATCTCCCGAATTACAGGGATGAGATGCAGGCACGCTATCGCTATGAACGATCAGGTGCAGAGTTTATTCAAGCTCTACCTGGCCCTGCTGATGTTGCCATTGGTACCAGAATTCTACTCAATTTGATTTGGATGTAAGTCATGAGTCCTCAAGCCCGCCGCACTGGACAAAACAGTACTGTTAACCAAGGAGCCTGGAAAGGAATCCAGGAATTCTTTGGCGCTGGTCTTCGCAAGATGGCTGATGACAACCGGCGTGATCTAGGACTACCGCCACTGGTCAGACCAGCTAACGCAGGAACAGTGCGGCCAACAGCAACGCCTGGAGCCCGTGATCCTCGCTTTGTTGGTAGCCGAGATGAGGCGTTTCGAGCTGCACAAGAAGGACGCTTTGCAGGCCCGCCTCCTTCAGGCAACAGACAGCCTGTCAACAATGCAACAGGTATCCGTGAACTTGGAACGCCATCAACGCGTGGCGGTCAACCTGTCTTTTGGACAGGAGACAAGTACGGTTTTCAATCTGGTGCCACAGCCGTTAAGCATGGACTCCTGACACCTGAAATGGTGGGACAAGGTGGTTCAGTTCCCGATGCCCCTGTGCTGCCACCCCCTCAAACATTTGGAGGAGTGGGTACAACAGCACCAATTCAAACCACGGAAACAGGCGGGACACCAACCTTTGCGACCAGTCCTGCTCCAACGGTCAGTGCACAACAGACCCAGCAGTTCCAGCAAGCAGCAGGTGTAGCTAAAGCCTATCAGGATCAAGTGGCCGCTTTAGAGAACAAGTTTGGTGGTGCACCAGGGCTAGAGAGCGTGGCCAACATGACCTCACTTCCAGCCGGTGGGATCAGCATTCCAGGTGTGGACAAGCAAACCAATGTAACCCTGCCTCAGTACTACGCAGCTCAAGAGGCTGTGGGTGCTCAACGCTTTAACGCCAAGAACAGTGAACTGGATTCAGTCATCAGTCAACTCGGTTATGACGAGAAGATGAAGCAATGGGCGATGGCCAACCCAGCTCTAGCACAACGCGAATATGCACGGATGCTACAACGCAATGCTCAGACTGGCGCTCCGGCCTCTGCTCCTGCACCAGCGGAAAACAAAGTGATTAGTGGTCAAAGCCTTCCTGGCAATGTGATTGACTATCCAGTGGGGTAAGCCATGACGCAAACACGGGCACTACTGGAGCAGTGGAGAGCACAAAACCCAACGCTCTTTAATGGACTGAAGGCTGCCATTGCAGGTCCAGAAGGGACTTGGGGTAAAGATGGTGTGCGCTACAACGTGCAATACGGCGGCGGTACGTTCAACGACCTCTCTAAGCATCCAGACCGTGTGATCCATGGAGGACGGTATTCCAGTGCTGCAGCCGGGGCGTACCAGTTCATGCCTGCAACTTGGGCACGGACCAGCCAAGCCATTGGAGCTACATCCTTCACACCAGAAGAACAAGATCTGGGGATGCTTCACCTGGTGCGCGAGCGCTTGAAGCCTGTCGGTGGTCTTGCAGCTTTGACCAAAGCCGGAGGACTGACACCGGAACTGACCGCACGGCTAGCTCCTGAATGGGCGTCACTGCCAACCCTCTCAGGCCAGAGCTATTACGGTCAGCCAGTCAAGCCCTACAGCGTGGTGCAGGACTACTTCAGGAAGGGAGCATCCATGGGAGGATCAACACTTCCTGCGACAGCTACGGCATCAGCGACACCTACAACGACAACTCCAGCTGCGGCAACAGTGGCTCAAAGCAGTAATCCCAATGAAGTCGCACCAGGGATTGTGATCAATATCAAGTCTGGAAAAGACGATGAGAAGAAAGAAGAGAAGAAAGAAGGACAGAGCTTCTTGAGTGCATTCATTGACAACATGCTTGTCAATGGTCCTGATTACTACGCCATGGCCATGGATACAGACGGCAGCTATAGCGTTTGATCGGGTAGAGCAAGCTATAATAGAGAAAAAGTAATTAGAAGAGATGTCGTCAACTTCTACCAATAAGCAGCCGCTTTTGATTGACCGTCCTCTGATTGAGGTCGAAGTCTTGACGACGGCTGCGGTGGGTGATCGCAACCAAGACACTTACAAAGTGCAGGGTGGTCAAGGTCCCATCTTGTTGGTGGACATGGACCGCACACTGACTGATGACGACATCTCAGGTGGTGTTGTGGACACCATTGAAATCATCCGCAATGAATCAGTTCCCGATGCTGACGTGATTATTGCTGCATCAGGTGTGGCTACATCAGTGACATACACCACAGGAACGATTGTGCAGGCGGCGGAAAATTTCTTTACTCCAACAACAACCCTTGATCAAACAACTCCAGCAACCGTTGATGCGTTGGTTGTAGCCGGTGTTCCGGCATCACAACTAACACTTGCATCGGGAGATCTGGTCCATATTCCATCTGGACTCCCTCCAGCATCCACAATCACATTGCTGAATGCTGGAAATGCTATCAACATTGGTCAGTACGATTATTTGTACGTATCGGAAACTGGTGTTGTTGCTAATCCCAGTACTGCTCTACCAAGCGGAGTTGGTGTATACCAGTATGTTAATTCGTTGGCTATTTCTAGTCCGCCATCGGGTTTGACCTACACAGTCGCCTCAGGATTCCAATACCTAGGTACAAACCCAGGCTCCGCTTTCCTCAGCTCTGGCTATTACCTTTACACGGGAGCAGGTGTTACGGGTTACGATGCTGTTCTAACGTACACAACGCCTAGCGGATTCACCCGCCTTGGCACCGCTGAAGTGTACTACAAGTATCCAGTGACGTTTACGCAGAACGATATCATTCACGTCACAACAACAGATTTTCTCAACTCACTAGGTCAGCTGCCTAACTCAACTGGTGCCTATCAATACACCGGAGAAAATCCACTGGTGGCGCGTCCTGATGCAGTGAACTTTAGTGCTGCTAATGGTTTTACCTTCTTGAGCCCCACACTTGGCAGTCATCCCAGTGGTCCTGGCTTCTATCAGTACAGCAATATCAATAGTGTGGTCTTCTTTGATCGGGCAACTTTATTGACACCTGATAACGGATTCATCTTTATTGGAAGCACGCTAGATGAAACGTTTGATGAGATTGAAATCTGCTTCTATCACGTCAGGCAGAAAGTAAACCCTGTTGCCAACGATGGGGACTACAAGTTCATTGGAAGCGTGGTTCTCGGACCCTCCGACTCCAGGGTTGATGCCCTAGCCATGCTGCCCCACACCACCGTTCCCGTTCCGCAAGTCACAGGAAGTCTGGGTGCAGATCTACCTGGACGGAACCGTGCCCTGTTCCTACAGCGCGGTGATGCCATCTACGCAGGTCTTTATGCTACCGCTGGGACGACCGTGAACTATGCACCTGGTGTGACCATCATTGCCCAAGGCGGTTATTACTGATCATGGCTCCCTCTAGTGGGGATCTGTTCTATAAACCATCGGCCAATGCGTTTGCGTTTAACAAACCAAGCGCATCGTTTGCCCGTTCAATGCAAACAACAAACGCCCATGGCAGCTACAACCGTCAGTCAGCTTACATGCGCTGGCTACGGGGCTATGAAATCTCCCAGTCCGTAGGGCTCGATAGCCCCTGGTATTTCCCCTTCTTCTATGAAGTCGAAGTACCAGGAGCAACCGATGAGGAAGAAAAGCCCCAGATCCCTGGTGTGTTTGTAGGTTTCCCGACGCCTAACACCGAACTGGGCATGCACTGGTGCGGGGCCAGGCTTGCTGGTGCTATGCGCACGGATGACTTCCGTGCCAATGGCATTGATGGATTGCGTGTTGAATACTCTGAAGTGACAGATGAATTGATCACTGTCAAGTTTGAAGGAGACTGGAGTAAGGACAATCCATTGCCCGCACCTCTGTTCATTGATCTCCCTGATAATCCACAATACCCATTGGTTGGTGAGATCTTTGAAGATCGCATTATTGGGAAAGGGGAGGAGCTCATCACCAAAGACACGGTCAATCCAGAGAATGGATTGCGCTATGGCTATGTCAGTGCAGTCTTGGCTGAGGTCAAACCCTATGACGGCATTGTGCGGTTCCGTCGTGTTGGCTCCATCTGGACCAGTCCTGATCGGGTGTTAGTCAGTCCCTCAACCGTGGGATTTACACCAGGACGTTGGCTCTCCGTTGGAGCGCGGTACGTCTGCACCTGTCAGGACTATCTCGGGAGGGACTATGCGTGGGTCTCCAAATTACAGGCTGAGGCAGCCATGGGACGGGCTAGGGGACGTTATTTCCCCTATACCAATGCAAGGACCGTCAAGCTCGGTCAGAAGGAGCGGGTGACGCTTGCAGGCACCGATAAGGTTGATCTCAGTGCTCAGACATCGCTGACAGATAACACCGAGATGCGACTGGTGGAAGGCACACGCGATGATCCTGGCATCTTCGAAGACTTTGGTGCGACGTACACCAACAACGGCACCGGACCACCGCTGTTCAATGACTACAGGGTGGATGAAGAAGGCAACGTGATCTATGAGGGGAGTTCGTGGACACAGCCCTTGGATCAAGTGCGTTTCTGTAAACACATCTATGCCTTGAAGTTTGCCAGCGGTGATCTCACACCAGAGCCGAGTGACTATCCCATTGGTGTCTCAGTCACTGACATCGAACAGGCCATCCGCCGTGAAGGGCTGAAAACACAAGACAGCTTGATGCAGCGGGCTGAGTACGGGATCAGTTTCATGAACATCCCGCCCTACAACGCACAGACTCCGCAGATGAAGCCTGCGATCACCAAGCTCTTTAACCTACCATCGCAGTTCATTAAGCCAAAGGATTTTGTGATGCAAGATCCAATTACAGGTGAATCTTTCAAGCCTCAAGATATACCGAGAAGGTAGAATACTACTAGTCAATAGGATGTGAGATGTCTGAATTCAAAAAAATCATTGAGCGGACGCTGAATGAATCAGATCGCCAGAAAGATATTCGACTAGGTGCCTATGCAGAAACAAAGTTTCAAGATCGAGGCACAATCATCAGGCCGGGTGACGTGATCAACATGCCCTATGCGGACGGTCAGACTAGTTTAATGGATGCCCTCGGCGCGGCTTACGTCACGGCATCTGGCCGAATTTAATCACATTTTTCAGCCGGGAGGTCCGGCCATAACAGGCCAGGTCTGGTCCCGTTCTGGTCCCGCACCTTGGGACCAAACCACCTGTGCTACTCTCTGAGTCCCCTTGCAGCGCAGTCGATCTCAAGGACTGGAATTCTCCAGATGGCCAGTTCGAGATCAACTGTCAGTCCACTACTATCTCTAGTAGGCAACTGCCTTCTGGAGGGAGTTGGTCCTGGGGTGCTCCGTCGCTGGACCAGACATGGTGTTTGACATCAAAGCCGAATTACTACGCCGAAACAAGAAGTACCGGGTCCAAGGGCTTGGTCTGTATTTAGAGGAACGCAATGAGCGCTTGATCCTCAGGGGTCTGTTGCCCCCGAAGCCCGACTCTGCCATGCAGCAGCCCTACCGGCAACGGCTGGACCTGGGATTGCCCTGCACCAAGGTGGGGGTGATGGAGGCTGAGAAGAAACTCAGAGCTATTGCCGCAGCCATCCAAAGCAACTGCTTTGACTGGTCAAGCTACGGCTCCGTCCCAGCGTCCCTGATCCGCAGCAGCAAGCGGATTGGGGTGACGGTGCAAGAAGCCATTGCGCGAGCAGAGAAAGACTATTTCAAAACCAGAGATAGGAAAGACAGAAAGAAGCTCCATAGCTGGAACTCCAATTACATGATCCTTTACAAACAACTGCCGGAACACGAACTGCTGACAGCAGAGATGTTGAGGACATTGATCATGAGCAAGACACCAGGAACCCTGCACCGCAACAAGACCCTCTACGTCTGTCGCTACCTGGCCAAGGTCAATGGCGTAGCCCTGGACACCACGGACATTGAAACCAAGACCGTGCGCACCAGTGGGCAGCTCAGAAAACCGCCTTCAGATGACGTGATTGTCAAGACGTGGTCCAGAATTAAAGCGATGGTTGATGTCAAGAATCGTGATCAGAAGTATTGGAGAACCGTGCTGTGGACCTATGGGATGATGGCAGCCTATGGGCTCAGACCCCACGAAGTGTTGTGGTTTGAGTGGAATGGAGATAGCACGATCAATGTACTCAAGCACAAAACCGATGCACTCTATGGAGCACGGGAGAACGTCTACGCCTTCCACAGGGACTGGGTGGATCTCTTTGCGCTGCGCAATGGGAGCATCGAAATCCCAGTCAATGAACTAGGAGTACGACCAGGGGGAAAGTTTGTGCAGCAGATTGCCCATGGCTTTCGCAGGCTTGAGATTGGTTTTCGCCCTTATGACCTCAGACATGCCTATGCGTTGCGGTTGATGCGGTTCCATGTGGACTTCTCCATCTCTGCTGTGATGATGGGACATACTGTTGACGTACACATGAACACCTATCGCAAATGGATTGGTGAGGATGTCAAGCAAGAGCAATTGATGAAGGCGTATCAAGAAGCAGAAGCCGTGCACAAAACAAAGCCCCCGGCCTAGAAGACCGAGGGCGATGCATCCGTGGCTGTGAAATCAAGCGGCTAGGGCAAAGTCGATGGCTCCTTCCATCTGAGCTTCAATGGCCTGGGCGTTCCATTGGTAGGTGGGACGCTCAGCCATGGGGTTGAGGACCCGGTAATGCACGCCCATCTTGAGGAAGTCAGCGTCCTTTTGCTTGTAGAGCATGCGGCGCTTGATGTTTAGGTAGGACTCGGTTTGGCTGGTGCTGAGCCATGAAGGTTCCGATTGAGCCATGGAGTGAGTGCTTGACTACTGATGCAATCTTATCGACTACTCGTGGGTGTGGGTTCAAGTCAACAAAACGAGACAATTTGGAATTGCTTAACTATTCCGTTTTGCTTTGGGATTCCGTGGGGATTTGAAGACAATCCAATAGTCTAACAAGCCCTAGTCAATTGCTAGAGAGTGGATAGTTTATTGCTGTCAGAATACTTGTAGTTGCAATTTAGGAATGTTTGAGGATGTCCATGAACCTCTTGCCCTACTTGTTGCAGTTCATCCGAAGAAAGCTAAACAGCTATTCAGACAGAACATCTACAGTTCATGGGATCATAAGTGTGCCTATTGCGGTCGAGACGCGCACTCACTAGATCACATCATTCCCAAATTCAAGGGTGGTCGTACAGTCCGCTCGAACCTCGTCCCAGCTTGCCAGTGCAACCACAAGAAAGGCAGTGAGGATTGGATTCAGTGGTTCCAGAGGCAAGAATTTTGGAGCCTGGAGAAAGAGAACCGGATCAAGGCTTGGATGGACATTGAGTTGACCACGCTGCAGTGGAATCAACTCAAATCTTTAATAGCCATTGACGATGATAGAATGGAGGATAACATGGCCGCGTAGATAAGTGACTTGGAGTCAAGAGTTTACAGTTAACGCCAGTCCCTATACTTTTTATCCATCGCTCAGCACAGCGGCCTGGACAGATCAGAACGCATCCGTTGAGCCCGTTGCTGAACTTGATCAGCTAATTAATCAAGTGGTCAATCGGCTGAATGAGGAAGGCAAGAAGATCAATTCAGGCTATGTAGCAACGTTAGACAGTATCCGCACAAGTATTCCTGGGAGCTATGCGGAGATGACCTACCAGGATCGCTTTAATGCGGTCGTGAACTATGGTCGACAGTCGTTGACGGCTACGCGGGATGCAACAGTCACCAATGCAGATCTATCAAGCTTCTACAAGCAGTTCTATTTCTACGCACCAACAAGCACTCAGCTCCAAGATCTTGAGGCTCATTTCAAGTCAGATGATTATGGTTTTGGTGACAGCACCAAAGTCAATCTCAAGACATCAGCACTGAACCGAAGCATTCAGTATGGTCTCGTGCCAGCCGGAACCACCGTTGCGCAATACGAGACGTTCACGAGCCCAGTCAACAAAGCTGCTTTTGTGCAGCGACTACAGACACTGAACGGCAGTGGTACCAATGTCATCATTGATCCAGAAAAGCTAGAAGCTAATCCGTATGAAGCAGCCTATGCCTTCATGCAGCTGCGGGAATCAGGAAAGCTGACGCAGACCTCGACAGGAACCTACAGCTGGAGCAGTGGTGGGTCATGGAAAGACCTTGCCTCCTTTAATAATGGAGGACTGCTTGATACCTATCAAACCCTTTTGATTAACTATGAGAAATCTGGAGTGGCTAATAATGGAGTCTCGCTAAGCCAGTACATTGCGGAAACCAATCGCGAGACATACAAGCAGATTGAAGCGGAGATTGCTAGCAAGAAAGAAGCCGTTGACTTTAGCAAGATCTCAGTTGACAACGCCAAAGGCATTATTGATACAGCGGTTAAGCAGAGCCTAGAAGAGAGTGTCAACAACCTTAATGAGGCTAATGCGGACAAGGAATTAAAAATTGCAGCCCTGCGTGGTGATGCATTCCGTGAAGCCCAAGCAGCTCTGTCAAGGCAAAAGCGACTAGAGAGTCTGACAAAAGATGACACGTTCGAAAGCATGAACGACATGTTCCAGAGCATGGGACGTGATTTGGGCTTGAAAGACGGCTTTTTGAAATCACCTAGCCTGAGAAGTAATATCAACTTTAACTGGCAAAACTGGTTTGAGTCAGAGCTCAAAGCACGCTATGACCCCAACAATCCCCGCAACCAGCTGGGGAATGTTATTGGGCGCACAGAAGCGGATGCTCGCCTTGGGACGCAGTTCATCCAAGACTTCCTGCAACGTCGCTTTGATGGATCAAAGTCACTTAGTGAATTCGCTGAATACGTCGATGCTAGTGATATCAACCCTGTGCTTGAGAAGCAATCAGACACGGCATTCCAGGATCTTGCTGCTAAGGACTATGAGCTGTTGATTGGTAATATCAACAACCCAAGTACGCTTCTTGGTAACTTCTGGACCAACCTGCAAACCATTTGGGCCAAAGGTCGAGACTTTGATTCGAGCTTCTATCTGAATCAGAGCCTTGGAGAAATCAATGGATCGTCCATGACGGTCAATCAGCTGCACAGCAACATCAAGGCAATCCATAACATTGCCGTCGAGAAAGGAACCACGAATCTGAGCACCAACGATATCAAGGCGTTAGACCTTGTCAATGTCGATAAGACATCAACAACAGCGCTCAACCAACAGATTGAACTGTATAGAGCATGGTTCAACAAAGCCTATGCAGCAGGTGCTGATCTGTTGAATGAACAGGAATTTGCCAAGCTGCACTTTGATGCTTATACCAAGAACATTGCCGATCCAGCTCTGGGTCTGGCGGCTGACGTCAAGCTCACCATGAATGATACGGACATCTTTGGTGGAGACGTGGCTAAGCGGATTGCCGATCAGATCAGTTATTTGACCAATCAGGCTGATGAGTATCTCAACCAAATTCAGTTTGGAACATTCAAAACGCCTGAGGAGCATCTCATGGAGATGATTCAGAAGTCTGGTATTGGCGATTCAGCTAATGGAGGGTTGTTTGCTGATGCAGGGTTAAGTGATGTTGTCAAGCAATACATTGAACAATTCTCAGGCGTGATCTCAACACTTGCTGGTGAAAGCATCCGCAAACAAATTCGAATGGTTATTGATACAGGCAAGACACCTGATCAAAAAGAACTTGGTATTGAATACATACAACGAACCAAGGACCAGGCTCTTTCAACCATTCGAAGCATTATCAGCAAAGAATCCTTCAGTGATCAAATCATCATTGACAATGCCCCTGGTGCCAAGCTCAACCAATCCATGTCCAGCTGGTTCAGCAGTCTTGGACTGGAGCTGCTGCCAGGAAGTGCGTGGACTGAATTCAAGAAGGTCAATGAAATTCCCGCTGACATGACCTACAGCCAGTGGGAGAAAGAGAATGGCAATAAGATTGATCCCAACTCAGGCAAGCCCTATCAAAAAGTGTTCTGGGACTACTGGGCAACAGAAAACAACATGCGGATTGTGGAGACAAAAGATCCAAACTCTCCGCTCAATACACGCGTCTCCTTTGTTGTAGATCAGCCTTCACAGTCTTGGGTTTCCTGGGCCAAGCGCATTAGTCAGACCAGACCGGATGATCCAATTCTTGAAGGTGCTCAGATCTCTGTGCGATCCGATGCTTTTGATGTGGACTGGTACTCCAAGACCAATCCATTCACCAAGATCAAAGATGAATGGAACCGGATTGTGTTGAGTTCTACCCAAAGCATCTTGAACACGGGTGGCAAACAACTCGGTGTTTGGGCTAGAGACAATGGGCTCAATGCAGAAGAAGCGTGGAAGGCTTATCGCACGGAACAACAGAAGACAAACAAGAATTTTGGCAAAGATCCTACGGGGAACAATGTGAGTTTTGTGACATGGTCTCAGAATGCATCACAAGCAGAGAAAGACAAGTTCTGGCAGGACAGCACGCCATTCTGGTTCACTTATCTTAGTGACCTTGGTGTGGTCAAAGGCGGCACAGCCAAGGAACCCAAATACAAGACGTGGAGCGAGTGGGCTACGGAAAAAGGAGTATCGCTAGAGCGGCTAGGGACTGATAGCAAAGCCATGCCGCCACGGGAATTTATGGAGATTCACTACTTTGCATTGGGCGGCAGCAAAAAAGTTAACGATGAATACCTCAGAACGTACTTCCCTGAGTTTGATCGACTTGAAGCACAGGGTATTGTCGGAAAAGTTGGAACTGAGAATAGTCCCTTTGACTTAAGTGCATTTGGTTTTAGGGATGACATGCAGATGGAGATGGAACCAATCACCAAAGCTAATCGCACAACATTGTCACCTATTGACTTTGCGATGAAGGATATGTTTGGTGATTCCATGGATGCTGATTCTTTTGACTTTGGAGCCAACGAGCAAAAGCCATTGAATGACTTTGGTTTGAAAATCGACATGTCTTACAATAAGACCATGAGTCAAAAGAAAGACTTCATGAATTTCGACTTTGGCTTTGGTGACTTTGGAGGATCGGGTTTTGGCTTCTGAGCAACATAAGAATGCAGCTAAGGTTGCCAAGAAATTCCAAGGGCTGAAGTGCAATCAGCCTGTCAAGACACCTGGAGAACGCAAGAAGTACAAAGTGCGGGCGTGCCAGGACGGCGAAGAGAAGTTGGTGCGTTTTGGTGAACCGGGATACGAGCATTACCGAGATGCACCAGGGAGTAAAAAAGGACATCAAGATGAGAAGCGCCGTGCCAACTTCAAAGCCCGTCACAACTGCGATACGGCAAAGGACAAGATGACACCAAGGTATTGGGCCTGCAACTACAACTGGTAGATATTTTGATACACTGAAGAGACTGGCGGGTGATCAATGTATTTCTTTCCGAATGCAATCAGTCTCATCAAGAAGTACGAAACGTACTATCCTGAGGCCCAGCCCGATCAAGATGATCCAGACACCCATGTCATTGGTTATGGCTTGAACTTCTATCCTGATGGGACAGAGGTGAAGCCAGGGCAGAAGATCACCAAGAAGAAATCTGAACAATATCTAGAAGATCAGATCCGCGAGATCTCTCAGTGGATTGATGAGTGCTGCTTGGAGATCAATGACAGCATGCACGAAGCCCTGGTCTCCTTCATCCACTCAGTAGGTCTGGACACCTTTGAAGACTCACTGATGTTTGCCTTGCTGGAGGACGGTAAGCAACTGCAAGCCGCAGAGGAGTTCACGCGCTGGGTCTATGACGAGCGGGGTTACGCCATGCCGCTGTTGATCGAGCGCAGACGGCAAGAAAAGGTGCTGTTCCTCTCGGAGTTGACCACCTGGGATGACTTCCACAGCCCCTTGCTGTTGGAGTGCTTCAAGACCTATACTGGCGCGATTCAGCAGGACATGGCGATCAACTACTTAGAGCAAAAGCTTGACCCCTACCTGCTTGCTGACTTTTTTAACATCTTCCAGCAGGAGTTGCAGCAGCCTACTGGCGGTTCGTAGTGTAGTATTGAAGTAGTCGACCTAGAATGATATGAACAGCATAGAGCCAATGGAGAGTGAGTCAATTCGTATTGAACTTCCGTTGGAAGCTAAATTCCAATTGCGGAAGACTGAAGTTGCGATCAAGAACTTGAGTCGCGATGAATTAGAACAAGTCCATTTGCGCTTGGTCTGGCAGCAGATCATGGAACGCAAGGCCCTGGCTGCAGTGCTGAAGGAGAACAATATTCAAATCAGCTTTGATGCACCAAGTGATGAAAGCATGGATGATCTTGAAGAGATCTGCCATGGTGATAACGATGAACCCTTTGACTTCTTTTATTGAGTGATGGATTATGTTTAGGTCAAAGGTTGGTAGTGCAAGAGCCTTTAGGGGTAACTTTGGTGTTGATAGTGATATCTACAAACGCTACGGTAATGAAGGTCCCAGGACATCCGTAGGTGAATGGAGCGACCGCGAACCAGGTTATGCTCAGTCTGTGGATCGCCGTTGGAGTGAAACCGAAGGAGGGTTTGGTGCACCGGATGAACAGCAAGCCAGTCGGGCCATCCGCAATCAAACCCGTCGTAGTGCTGTGCGTGCAGCCAGCCGGTACCAGTGGTCCCAAGGTCGATCTGATGGCCGCTCATTCGGACGGCGACAAGCGGCCATGGCAGATCGGGTGATGCGTGAGGGCAATGAAGGCAGTGCTGCTGAAGCCATTGCCCAGTATTGATCAGACCTTGGCGGTGGTCACGGTTTTGCCCTGGTTCTGGTACTTACCGCTGCGGTCCTCGTAGCTGGTGCGGCACTCGACGGAACGGAAGAACAGAATCTGAGCCAGTCCCTCATCCACATACACCTTGGCCGGGAAGCCTGTGGAGTTGGACATGGCTACGGTGAGATGGCCTTTCCATCCGGCTTCAATTGGGGTGATGTGGGTGTTGACACCAACCCGTGCATAGCTGGACTTCCCAAAGCCAATGGCGGTGACATCACTGGGCATGTTCAGACATTCCTCAACCACAGCCATGGCATAGCGGTAGGGAGGAATCAGGAAGTAGACATTGCCTTGATCGTCGCAATGTTTCTCGGCGGGTTTGAGATATTTAGCCTTGTCAAAAGCTTTGGGGTCAATGCAGTCAATGCTATGGGTATCAGGACCATAGATCTCAGATGCATTGTTGTAGATGAAGAACTCGGCACCTGAGAGACGTACGTCATAGCCATATGATCCCAGTCCATAGGAAAGGATCTTACGACCTTCAATCTCACGGACGATGCGATCCGTGAAGGGTTCAATCATCCCCTCACACTGCATGATGTCGTAGTCGGACAACAGACCATATTCGCTGAGCTTGTGGTAGCAGCTCAGGTCTTCCGTCTCAAGGACAGCAGGATCTTTGAGAATCATTGACATTAGGCGAGTATACGACCAAATCTATCAAAGATCTTGGCGAACTCCTCAATGGATTCCGTGGGCTTATCCACATCAGGAAAGTACACAAAGACCCCGGCTTCACTGTCTTTGAGCTCCACGGTCTCGCCGTCATAACGGAGCAACCTGGGACGAAAAGATGGGATACACACGGGAAAGTCCAAGGTGCGTTGATCCATGCGAATCAATTCCAGGTTGTTGGCATACATCAGGCCATGGCGGATATGCCCATGGCAGTAGTAATACAACATCTTCTGGAAGGCCAGTACAGGTCCACTCAGACAGGTGATGGAGTAGGCATGGGCCAGGCGGAACTTATCGGTTCGTTTGTCATGGGTCCACAGACCAGTTGGTGGAAAACAGTAGACCCTGCCCTCCCATGGACTCTCCGTGTTAAAGCCATCATCTTGCGGGGTGAGATAGTGGTTGGCATGGACATACTCTTGAGCGAGATCAGAACTCAAGGGGTCCAAGTCAATCTCTCCCAGCACGGCATACACCGCATCGAGGATGAGCTGCGGAGTGATGAACTCAAAGATTTGGTTGTGGGTGGATCGAACCCTTGGCATCAGCTCTCACTCACACTGGATTCAGCAGTCTTGTTGTAATCGACAATCGAGAAGCGGAATCCATCTTCATCCACAATCAGATAGGCCGCTTGCTCCTCAGGATCGACTTTGATGCAAGCTTCAATGATGCGTTGAATGTCTTTGGCGGCATCGGGACAGTCTTCACGCCAATCATGGAGCGCCGCTACAGGCATGTAGAACATCGAGGCATCTTCACTCTTGGGCTGCATGACCATCGTTCCAGGTCCATCGACCTTGTGGAACTCATAGAAGAAGCGACCCATATCCCCAAGAACCAGCTTGACAACCGTATCAAGAGACTTTTCCGATTGCTCGGTTGAGCCTTGATTGAGAACAGATGCAATCAGTTTTTCACGTCGTGAGCTCATGGAATCTCCTCGGGAATGTCAATACCTTGCTTGCGGAGGACATCCAACATCTTGGGGAGAGGTTGATAGACGACCACCAGCTTGCCGTTGAGGCTCTTTTGTTTAACCAGCTTATCATTCTCATCCTTGAGTTTCACAAACTCATCTTGACGAATCAAGTATTCAGCAACGCAGCGCAAACGGCGACGGGTCTCAATGTCAGCTCGATCAAACTTGGTACACAGCGTTGCAGGCTCCATGGAGCGATAGGCCATGCGGATTTGATTTGCCATGCTCAAGTGAGCGTAGGGGTCTTCTTGTTCATAGGCTTCGCAGAGACGCAAGTAGCGTCTGAGATTGGCGAGCTTGAAGGAACCCTCAGGCGGCAGAAAGGGCTTGACCTGTTTGATCAAGGAATCAGGCAACAGGGACTCATAGTTCTTGAGTGTGACCTTATTGATATCAACGTCTTTGAATCGGTTCATGCCGTCTAGAAGAAACGATCTTTGTGCTCGCTGTGATTGCGGGGGGCAAGGACTTGTTGGATGTCCTTGAGACCCAGCTTGCGGTTTTGCTTACGGATCACCATGTCTTGAATCACCGTGTTCCAGGGGATACGCACGTGCGAGCGGGAACGGGTTGATCCCCGTTTCTGTCCACTGGGGAGGATGATGTAGTGCACACCCTCGACCCAGCCCAGCTCACCTTTCTTGCCTTGGGTAATCCAGTTGCGGATGGTCTGCTCTGAGATCTCTAGCCGACGCGCACATTCATCAATAGAGATGTATTCATCAGCCATGCCTGCTGGGACATGGGCTGTTTCTTCATTGTCAATCAAAGACCAGATGGCGAGCATGGTCCGATTGAGTGTGGCCACTTCTTTGCTGAGCCTGTCAATGGCTGAAACTATTCCGTCTGACATTGCTATACTTGAGAAAAATCTGTGCTCACGATGAACAGCGCTCTAAAGATGCCTTTTGAAGTGCCAAAGATGCCCGGTGTTCCTGGTCAACCCAATCCTGAAACCATGAAGAATGTGAATTACTCCAATGGTATCTCTGAACAGTTTAACAATATTTTGGATCAAAGGTCAAAGCTGATGAACTATCAACCCACTCCTCAATACAGCATTCCGGCTCAACAACCTGCGATGCCGTATCCTGTTCCTCAACAGCAAGAACAAGTTGCAATTGCACCAGAACCTGAGGCTCCTGCAGCTGATCCTGTAGCTCAATATCTGCAGCAGAATGTAATGCCTTCTGCAACGCCCCAAGTGCAAGTGGTTCGCCGGAGTCTGACAATTGCTGAAGTTGGAGTCTTGTTTTTGGCCGCTGTACTCACAGTCAGTGGTGTTCAAGCTCTGTGGAGCATTGCACCTAAGCCGGTGGTAAATATCGAATGGCGACGTTGAGTTGAAGTAGAATAATGCATTAGGGGCGCATAGTCTTTAATGGCGGACAAGAGGGTATCAGATCTTCCACTTATAGACATTACTGCGGTTCGCAGTAACAACCTCTTGCTGCTTGTTGATCAAAATGAGCCGCAAGTCGGTGATCGCAACAAGAGACTAGATCTTGGTACCCTTTTCCAATTCATCAACAATCAGCTGTCGGCTGAAGGGGAAGGTATTTACCTTGTCCAGGGTCCTAATGCAATCCAGGAAGGATACTTCAACGTTGTTCGCGTCAATCGGATTACTGGTAACACGCTAGACAACGCCAGTATTGTTCGGATTGATGATGGCACACAGCTCTCAGTTCGAGATATTATCTCTTCGGGTCCGATCTCTCTGAGTGCGGGCGGAACCAATCAAAACATTACTGTTGCACCAAGTGGCACGGGCTCGCTCATCTTTAATACGGCTGGAGTCGTTCAGATCCGAGCATCAGCTAATGGACTGCGGATCTATAACTCTAATAACAACTACTACGTTGATGTCAATACAGAAAGTCTAAGCGGTAACCGCAGACTGATTATTGCAGATGGTACGACCAGTCTTGTGGCTGGAACCATGGTGCCAACTGCGCGCACCCTTGGTATCACCACCACCAATGGATTGAGCGGCGGTGCGACAGGACTGGATCTGTCAGCAAGTCGTGCCTGGACGCTGAGCCTAACGGGACAGGCTTCTGCGTTTCACAACCTAGCGACCACGGGTCTGATTGTTCGCAGTGCTGCAGACACCATCATCACTCGTGAGATAACAGTTAGCGGGGACGGGATTAGTGTTGTCAATGGTACAGCTGTTGGTGGTAATCCGGTCATCAGTGTTAATTCAACAGCGGCTAACACACCCAGTACTATTGTTCTGCGGGATGCATCTGGCAACTTTACTGCAGGAACAGTTACCGCTGCACTGGTAGGGAATGCATCCACGGCAACCACGCTTCAGACGCCGCGCCTGATCAATGGAACCAGCTTTGATGGTTCTGGAAACATCACAACATTAAGCTGGGGTACATCCAGAACGATCAGTATTGGTGGTACAGCCAAAGCTGTTGATGGATCCGCTAATGTCACTTGGACCACGGCTGAACTAGCTGCGCAGACGGCCGTTACCCTGGCAACAGCTCGGGAGATTAATGGCACAAGCTTTAATGGCTCAACCGATATTACAACGGCAATTTGGGGTACGGCACGCAATATCACCATTGGTAGCACGACGCGATCTGTCAATGGCTCTACAACCTATTCCTGGAGCTTGTCTGACATTGGTGTCAACAATGCAACTCTGACACTCAATGCAACAGGGATTGCCACTGGTTCTCAGACATGGACAGCCAACCAGGGAACAAACGCCACTTTCACCGTTAACGTCCCTGGAACCAACCTGAGCTTTAGCAGTGGGACAACCACAGGTCCCACTATCAACTCATCAACTGGAACGGGCGCCGCCATTCCCGCAGCATCTGGAACCAACTCGGGTGTAGTGACGACAGACACCCAGACCTTTGCTGGAGTGAAGACCTTCCTCTCTCCCATCAGTGGTTCATTGGGAGGTAATGCATCAACGGCAACTGCACTGCAAACAGCACGTCTGATCAATGGCGTGTCGTTTAATGGCACGGCTGATATCACCATTACTGCCAATACCACTCAGACGCTCACGCGAGGGGCATATCTTACTGGAAATAACTTCAATGGATCTGCTGCGACAACCTGGGCGGTTGATGCAACGACAACGAACACGGCCTCCAAGGTTGTGGCTCGGGATGCATCAGGCAACTTTGCTGCTGGAACCATTACTGCCGCATTAAGTGGTAATGCATCAACGGCGACACTAGCAAGCAACGTTAATCGAACTGAAGTTACCACAGCCAATAACAACTTCTATCGCGTACTGTTTGGAGCAGATAACAATACGGCAGGATCGTCCCCTGTCTATGTTGTTACCAATGCCAATCGACTGTTCTACAATCCCTCAACCGATACGCTGAGCGTTGGAACGTTGAGTGGCAATGCCACATCCGCCACGGCACTGTCTAGCGCTAGGACGTTTGCCCTAACTGGAGATATCACAGGAACGGTCAACAGTGATCTGACCAGTGGTGCCTCCATTACCACAGCCATTGCCGCCGGTGTCATTGTTAATGCTGATGTCAATGCTGCCGCAGCGATTGCAGGCACAAAGATCTCACCCAACTTTGGTTCTCAGGCTGTTGTTACAACAGGAACAATCACCGGAGCTAGCCTGATCCCAAGTTCAGCAACAGTGCCGACGAATGGACTGTTCTTGCCTGCAACGAATACAGTTGGAATCTCTACTGCAAGTACCGAGCGCCTGCGTGTTGACAGCTCTGGGCGCCTGTTGGTTGGCCTGGCGGCGGCTTTCAACAGTCATCCACTGGAAGTTGGAACAACCTCTGGTTCAGCAATTGCCATTGCCCAGTTCAGTAACAATATCAACCCAGGTCTTCTGACTTTCTCTAAGAGTCGTGGATCTCTTGGTGTCAATACACTCGTTGCCAGTGGTGATGATCTTGGCTACATCGACTTCAAAGGCGCTGATGGAGCAGCAGGACTGATTTCAGGTGGCGCCATTTTCTGTGAAGTGGATGCAACCCCAAGTACTGGAGTCATGCCAGGGCGCCTGATCTTCAGCACCACGCCAGCAGGATCAGGAGCTCCTGTAGAGCGGCTGCGGATTACCAACTCTGGCTCTGTCCTGATTGGCACAACCACAAACACCAACAACTCTGCGCTGGTGGTCAATGGCACGATCTCCGAGACCGTCAATGGCGTTCAACACCTGGTGGTCTCTAGTGCCGACATTGGTACAGCACCCAACCAAATCCCGCTCAATGGCTATCTGGGATCGATGGCGTTCCAAGATTCCGTGGCTGTCAGCGTCGGGATCCTGGCCGTCACCGGGGCTGGCACGGACTCTATTCCTAGTACGCAGATCACGGGGACCTGGTTCACAGGCGGCAGTTCAACCACCACCAAACCGCAACTGCTGATCGAACCGTTTGGCACCACCAGCACGGGCTGGAGTGCTAGCGGCACAGGACTGGGCATCAATGCTGTTTCAGGTTTTGCAGGGCGGTTACTGGATGCCCAAGTCAATGGGACCAGCTTGCTGCACATCACCTCTAGTGGACGCCTAAGCATCCCACTGGGTACCGCTGCTCTGCCTTCAATTTTCCCTGGCAGCGATACAGATACAGGCATTTACAGCCCTGGTGCCAACCGCATTGGCTTTAGTACGTCAGGCGTCCTGGCGTCTGAAGTGGCTGCCGATGGCACGTTGGTGGCCTACAAGGACATCAGCTTGAGTGATGGTGCCAGCTTCACCACGACGCTGCAGACCGTCACGGCCACGGCCAACCGCACGATTTCCTTCCCTGACGCCTCAGGAACAATTGCGTTGGTGGCTGGTGCCAGTGGCCAGGTGACCTACAACCTGGGAGGAGCACAGAGCGGAGATGCCAATTTCACATGGAGCAGCACAACAGGTCTGCTGCTGGGTAGACAACTCACTGTCGGTTCACCAGCCGAAGCCAGTACACCTGCCATTAGCGTCACAGGTGCTTGGTTTACGGGCGGTTCAGGATCAACCACCAAACCAGAAGTCCTGATTGAACCTGCAGGAGCAACAAGCAACTCCTGGAGCACCAGTGGAACAGGACTGGGAATTAATGCTGCCTCAGGATTTACGGGGCGACTGATTGATCTCCAGAGTAATGGGACGAGCGTCTTTAATGTTGATGCCACAGGACGACTGAGTATTCCGCTGGGAACAGCAGCTTTGCCATCGATCTATCCAGGAACGGATACCAACACAGGACTGTATAGCCCTGGTGGGGATCAAGTCGCACTGACCACAGCTGGAACGCAGAAATTCACAATTGGCAGTCTGGACGGCAACCCAACCATCGAGAATAATTTCCCGACCATCAGGCCCACGCTGGATCTGGCTTTTGCACAAACCAAAAGTCTGGATCCACGGATTGCATTTACTCGTGCAAGTGAAGGAACGTATACCGATTCACAGGGAGTGCTTCGTACAGCGTCAATTGATGAACCACGCTTTGGCCACAACCCGCTCACGGGCGAGTGCCTGGGGTTGTTGGTCGAGGAGCAGCGGCAGAATTTGCTGCTTAGGAGTGAAGAGTTTGACAATGCGAGTTGGGTAAAAGCAACTGCAACGGTAACGCAAAACGCAACGATAGCGCCAGACGGACAGACTACTGCCGACTTGCTTATCCCATCAAATCTGGCTGCGAATGGCGCATTAAATCAAGATCTGGTAAAAGCAGCCTCACCTGTCCAGTACACGCTTTCCTGCTACGGGAAGGCAAAAGAGCATTCTGCATTTAGATTGATCCTGCGAGATCCTGCCAATTCAGGAAACAGGGCGGATTTAATCGTAGACCTTACCACTGGCGTTACAAGCGGATCTTTCATTGGCGGAACATATACAGGTCTCAGCTCAAGCGTTCAGTTTCTTCGGGACGGTTGGGTAAGGTTTAGCATCACGGCGACTACAGGATCTGAGACGGGACTCAGAGCACAAGTCGTCAACAACACCACCGGAGATGGAACCAGTGGCCTCTTCATCTGGGGCGCCCAACTAGAAGCCGGAGCATTCCCCACGTCTTACATCCCCACCACCGGCACCGCCGCGACGCGCACGGCTGATGTCGCGTCGATTTCCGGGACGAATTTCAGTTCGTGGTATAGGCAGGATGAGGGGACGGTGTTTGCTGATGTGGCAAGCATTAAATCTGGGGGACGCGTGTTTATGTTTGATGACTCGACTCTTAATAACAGATGGGAGCTTAGAGGTCTTAGCGGTATACCTACTCTAAGTTCTTGGTCAGGAGGGGTACAGGTTGTTGGCGTTGGAAGCGGTGCAAGCCTAGGCGATCCTTCTATGACAGCCTATAAAGCAGCCCTGACTAATCAGCTTAATAACGCAGCTATACAAGTAAATTCATCAGCTATTGGTATTGATGCAACCTGCACCATGCCTGTAAGTCAGAGCCGTTTATTTATTGGTAGCTTCCAAGGTACGTCTACATTTGCAAATGGTACCATTCGCCGCATAACCTACTGGCCAGCCCGCCTGCCTAATGCAACCTTGCAGGCTCTAACACAATAGGATGATAGAAAATGAGATTGGTTAGCCTTGGTGACAGTAAAGTGACGGAAGTCATCTTAAACTATAGTAATGAAGTGCGTACTTCAGGATTTCAGCGATTGGTCAATCAGTTGAATCTGTGTTGTGTTCGAGCAGGAGTGAACTAGCATGCCTCAAAAGCTTCTCATTGGTACTGATTTCAACCAAGTCCCAACCAATGGGATGCTTGGAACTCTTGCGTTCCAGAACGCCGATGCAATTCATCCTCTAGGACTGGGTCTTGGTACTGCTGCACTGCCAAGCCTTTATATCACTGGAGATCGCAATACAGGACTCTATAGCCCTGGAGCAGATCAGCTAGCCATTAGCACAGCAGGTGTTCAGAGACTGCTGATTGACAGCAATGGACAGGTTGAAATCAAGTCACTTGGCACTGCACTGCTTCCCGCATTAGCGTTTGTAGACGATCCAAATACGGGACTATTTAGTCCAAGTGCTGACATCCTGTCATTGTCGACTGCAGGAGCAGAAAGGGTCCGTATTGATAATTTTGGAAGGATTTTAATTGGAACAACAGCTGTTGCTAGTGTACCTGCTGGTGATGGAGCGGTATATCAACCAAGTGTTCAACTATCAAGTATCTCATATGCAGGATCAACGCTGTCAGCCATGCTGTTTAATACAGCAGCCAACGGTGGAGGTACACTTCAGCTTGGTCGTAGCAATACAACAACAATTAACGGTCATGCTACTGCCGTCAATAATGATGTTGCAGGATCAATCTTCTTTACAGCATCAGATGGCGCTACCCATCTACGTGCAGCAAGAATTGGCGGAGAAATAGATGGAACACCCGGTACTGGATCAATGCCTGGACGCATTGTTTTTAGTACTTCTGCAGATGGATCATCATCTCCATCTGAACGATTACGAATTGACAACCAAGGGCGAATTGGAATAGCAGGAGCTGCTGATCCTGCAGACAGAGTTACAGTAAGAGTGACAGCCGCTTCAAGTGGATATTCAAATGGAATAGTCTGGCGCGGAAGTGTCAATGCAAATACCACAATCCAGCATGTGTCGTTTGGATCCCTTGCGTATGCAAGCGCAGGATCATATACAGTCCCGAGTTTTAATCATTTTAGTGCATCACAGCCAGGAGCATTCGGAGCAGGGGCTACAATTACAACACAAAGAGGATTTTTTGCATCAGGTCTAACTGGAGCAACAAATAACTATGGATTTGTAAGCAATATTGATGCTGGAACCAATCGATGGAACTTTTATGGTGCAGGAACAGCAGACTCTTATTTTGCTAGCAACAACTTTATCTTTGCTAATGGAGGGTCGGAAAAGGCAAGGTTTGATAGTTCTGGAAGGCTTCTGATTGGAATTAGCACAGCACGGCAAGCTGGTGTAACAAGAGTTCTACAAGTTGAAGGAACAGATGCAGGAACATCCAGTGCTTCCATAATCAGAAATACAAATGACACATTTGGGGCGACTATAAATCTTGGTAAGTCAAGGGGGACGACTACAGGAAGCAATGCGATTGTACAGTCAAATGATGTAATTGGTGCCATTCAGTATTATGGTGCCAATGGTACGGACATCAATAGTGTCGTTGGAGCAATCCTCTGTGAATCAGATGGAACACCAAGCTCTACCAGTATGCCAGGGCGGCTCATTCTTCAAACTACGGCATCTGGAGCGCTGTTCCCCACGGAACGTCTAAGAATTGACAGTACAGGACGTGTTCTCATTGGCACGACCACCAACACCAATAGCTCTGCCTTGGTGGTTAATGGCACGATCTCGGAGACCGTCAACGGGGTTCAGCATCTGGTGGTTTCCAGTGCAGACATCGGTACGGCACCCAACCAGATTCCGCTCAATGGCTACCTGGGCTCCATGGCGTTCCAAGACGCCACAGCCATCAGTGCTGGAATTGCTGCCATCACGGGAGCCGGTACGGACTCCATACCAGGTCTGCAGGTCACTGGAGCGTGGTTCACAGGCGGTACAACCACGACCACCAAACCCCAACTGCTCCTGGAACCCTTTGGCACCACCAGCACCGCTTGGAGCACCAGTGGCACAGGCCTTGGAATCAATGCCGCTTCAGGGTTCACAGGACGGCTGCTGGATGCGCAAGTCAATGGCACCAGCGTCTTCAACATCAGTGCCACAGGACGCCTCAGCATTCCGCTTGGGACTGCAGCCCTGCCCTCGATCTATCCAGGAACTGACACCGATACCGGTATCTACAGCCCTGGTGCCAATCGCATTGGCTTTAGTACGGCGGGTGTAGCGGCCTGTGAGATTGATGCCACTGGCAATCTGGTGGCGTATAAGGATGTCAACCTCAGTGATGGAGCAAGCTTTACCACCACACTTCAGACGGTCACAGCCACTGCCAATCGGACGATTTCGTTCCCCGACGCCTCGGGCACCGTGGCCCTGGTCGCTGGGGCGAGCGGCCAACTGACCTACAACCTGAGTGGTGCACAAGCGGGTGATGCCAACTTGCTATGGAACAGCACCACTGGATTAGAAGTTGGCAAGCCACTGACAGTCAAGATTGACAGTGTGGAGCGGTTCCGCATTAGCAATGAAGGGATACAGACTTATGCCCAAGTTGCTCCTGCTGCTGTTGACGCAACGGCCACGCTAAGTATTGATAATTTAAAAACTGGGATTATCACCAGCACTACAGCATCGCCTGTCACCATGACGCTACCAACCGGCACACTAACCGAGGCTGGATTCATTAATGTCTACGCCAATATGACATTTGAATGGAGTGTGGTTAATACTGGTGCCACCAATGCAGTCACCGTAAACGATGGAACAGGTCATACATTGATTGGTTCACGTACCGTAGCCGCAGGAACATCAGCGCGGTTTGCATCCCGCAGAACAGCGGCGAATACATTTGTGAGTTATCGGCTCTGCTGATAGGTCGCGATAGAATAGAACAATAGATCAAGACATGGTATGGCTCTAGAGACTCTGACAATTACGATTACGGATCCTCGATTGATTGATGGATGGGTGGAAGCTGCCAACCGCAATGGCGTCACACCTGAGGCCCTTGCCACTGAATTCATTGAGAACCAAGGACGCAGCTATGCCGAACTCTTTGGCGTTGGTGTGATTACCTCCAGTGCGTTTATTCGACGGTTCACCGCGACGGAATATGGCACGATCCTGGCTGCTGCTGAGCAATCACCTGAGGTGGCTGCCCTGATTGATCAGTTGACCGAGTCTCCGAAGATCGCCATGGACGATCCACGCCTGGCACCAGGACTGGAGCTACTGGCTGGAGCGGGGCTGATTGAGGTCGAGCGGATTGAAGAGCTGCTGACCTACAGCAGGCCAGAGGTCCAGGTCCAAGCGTCTGTGGTGGTGGAACCGGAGCCTGAAGTCGCAGTGGAACCGGAAGCACCTGTGCAAGAGCTTGAGCCTCCTGCAGAAGAGCCTGTGATTGAGGAGTAGGCATGAGCATTGCATCGCTGTATCCCACGATTGAACCAGAGCTGAATCTGGATTTCAGCAATGCAGGACGGCTGGATCCTCGGATCACCTTCAGCCGCAACAGCATTGGGACCTACACGGATGCACAAGGAATCATCCGCACGGCTGCGGTGAATGAACCACGGTTTGACCATGACCCCGTGACTGGCGAGTGCCTGGGGCTATTGGTGGAGGAGCAGCGGCAGAACTTGCTGCTCAGGAGTGAGGAGTTTGATCAGAACCCGTGGACTTCAACTGTCACTGGAACAGGATCCGCTCCGTTTGTGACCCCTAATTATGCCCTGGCCCCAAACGGCTTGATGGTTGCAGATCGCCTTCAAGCAGACAGGGGAGCGGGCAACACGTCTGGAGATCAATCGACGCTCATTCAGCCAGTATCGGGACTTTCCAACCCCCACACCATAAGCATCAGCGTGTGGATGAAGTCGAACACAGGTGCAACCCAAGAGGTTTATTTCCGAAATGAGACAGGTAGCGGAGGCAGCCTAGCGATTGTCACTACGGAGTGGCAGAGATACACAATAACAAGCACTAATATTGCCTTAACAGCAGATCGTATCCAAATAGGAACAAGAGGTACTATAAACACAACTAACTCTATTGACATCCTAGTTTGGGGTGCGCAACTGGAAGTCGGTGCCTTCCCTACCAGCTACATCCCGACCGGTGCTGCGGCTGTCACGAGAGGTGCTGATGTCGTGTCAATGACGGGGTCAAGATTTTCTAGTTGGTATTCACAGAATCAAGGGACGGTTTATTGTGAGGCTACAGATTATCCATATGCTAGTTCCACCAGTCGAGCCTATTACCAAATATTCAACACTAGCTTACCGAACACAAACTTTATTCGACAATGGATTTGGAGTGGTGGTCCAACCGTGCTTTCAAATAGTGTTTATAGTTCTGACTCTGGGCCGGTATCAGCAGATTTTTCCACAGGACTACTAGCAGGACCCAAGAAAAGCGCTGTTGGTATAAAAAGAGACGACTATGCAAGATCCGTAAGCGGTGGATCAGTATCTATAGATGCAAGTGGAACTTTGCCGGTTGAATTAAATGAAATGTCAATTGGTCAATCACTGTCAGGACTGCTTACGCTTAATGGACATATAAAACGTCTAACCTACTGGCCAGCGCGATTAAGCAATACAACACTTCAAGCTCTGACGAGGTAAACACCATGGCTATTTCAAGTCTCTATCCCACAATACGTCCAAGTCTGAATTTAAACTTTGCCAAGACCAAGCGTCTCGATCCACGGATTACCTTCACGCGTAATAGCACAGGAACCTATACAGATGCACAGGGTATCCTGCGAGCGGCTGGTGTGAATGAACCTCGGTTTGATCACAATCCAACAACGGGCGAGAGTCTAGGGCTGTTAGTTGAGGAGAGCAGAACCAACAGCATTCGCAACAACACGATGGTGGGTGCTGTTGCTGGTACGCCGGGGACGTTGCCGACGAATTGGGTGCAGAGTTCATTGGGTACTGGGCTCACCAGTCAAGTCGTAGCAACCGGCACGCAAAGCGGCATCGCGTATATCGACATTCGAGTAAGCGGCACGGCTGGGGATACCAGCGGGTGGTCAGTAAACTTTGATGCAAACACGGCTATTGCTGCAAGCAGTGGGCAGGCATGGACTGGATCTGCTTACATTGCCATCATCGGTGGAACATTGAATGGAACTGCAAACCAGTTCATTCGAGTAATTGAGCGAAACGGGGCTGGTGGGTACGTCACGGAATCCAATGCGCTTTGGAGTTCAGCCGGATCTAGTTTCAGTGCCGCATCTCGCTTATCAATTGCACGCCCGTCAATGGGTGGAACAACCAGTTTTGTTCAGTCCGGTGTGTATTTCACCTCGATCATTGGCCAGGCCATCGACATCACCCTCCGCATCGGCCTACCCCAGCTTGAGCAGGGGGCGTTTGTGTCCTCAGTCATCCCCACCACCGGCACCGCCGCCACGCGCACGGCTGATGTGGCGTCGATTTCCGGGACTAATTTCAGTTCGTGGTATCGGCAAGATGAGGGGACGGTGTTTGCTGATGCCTACCGAGAGTTTGCGGTACCTTCTAACTTTTTTCCACATGTATTTGATGCTCGCAACACAGGTAACGATATAATTCAAATTGCGTATAACACGGAAAGTCTTGGCACGGGGCATTCTCGGACATCCGGGGTAGATCAAGCCGTTCTCTTTCCCTTAGGGCTTACTGGTGTACGCAGGCGGCGTGCCACATTTGCATACAAAACGGACGATTTTGCTGCAGTTGTAAATGGTGGTTCTGTGGTGACAGACAACAGTGGAACCCCCTCAAGTGTTATTAACCAGGCAGCACTAGGAGGACAGTACGGTAGCTCTAGCTTTAACCTAAACGGCACGATCCGCCGCCTCACGTATTGGGGCCAACGGCTGCAGAACAACATCTTGCAATCCATAACCCTCTAGCCATGTACTGTTTTCGCTTCGACTCCCGCCAACAGTTTTGCAGCCTCAATACACAATACTGAGCCGCGTACTGTGTGTAATATGACCAGTGACATCTGCACTGAAGACAAGCATTATACTGTTAATAGATTAACTTATAGTTGTAACCCACGGTATTATCGAATAGAGTTGTTATATAGATCAGTGTATAAGTCATGAATCCTATTCTTGTTACTTTGCTGGCTGCTTGGACCAACTGGAATGCACTGCCGACAGCCGGTCTGACTGTCCAACTGCAACGCACAGATGGTGCCCGCGTCCTAGCGATTCGCACAGCTGCGCCTGCTGATCACCTAACAGGTTTGGTGATGAAAACAGCAGGTACCAATAAACGCCAGAACGACCCACGTGGCTCTGTGACTGGCTACTACCTGGATCGAGGCATCTTTACACGTTGGCGGTTTGTTGGTAGCAATGCGGCTGATACCCTTGAGTTTGGACCACAAGGGCACATTATTTCCAAGCAGAGTGGAGGTGTTGTCGATTTTGGAAATGATCAGGCACCAGATCGATTTACGTTTACCAATCGCATTGATGTGGCTAAATGCAGTGAGAAGCACGGCTTTCCTTGCCATCCTCTTAATCACTTGCAGCGGGTACTAATCAAGAACTTTGGGCCTCAAGATACGATTAATCTACAGGGGAAGATCTATCGTTATGGCAGCATCCGCAATGGTGTGATTGATGGTGTACCACCGGATCGACTACGGGTTGAGGTGATCCGTTAGGTCGCAATAGACTATCTCTATCTGCGGAATTCCAGATGGGGAGTAAAGGTAAATCGTCCATGCGCGTTGAGCACATCCCAGGACGACCTAAAACCACGTGCCAGGGTCAGGGCCAACACTCCAGGCCGCATCGCTCAGGACGGAAAAAACTGAGAGGACAGGGCAAGAGCTAACGCGATTTAGCGTGCTTTCCCTGTCCGTTCCATAGCTCAGCTTCCATCTTGCGGCGTTTCCGCAGTCCTTCTTCGCTCTCTGAACCAGGGTTGATGTAGAGACTTAGGGCTTGGGGAATCAACTGCCAGGAGCGGGTGTTGAGATGGGACTGAATCGTGTTGTACCCTGACTTCAAGGTCATGAAGTTCTCGCCTGTGTTGTAAGCAAAGCTGATGAGCGCCGAACGTTGGTTGTCGTTCATAGCTCCCCAGTAGGGAATCGAGTTGTGCAGAACAGGGAGGATCCTGGTCTTAATGTGATGGAGGAGATAGGCCTCGGCCTGCTCGATGGTGATGCGCTTATCGCTAAGTGTTACTGCTTTCCCATCGGGATACCGAGTTGTGCCATAGCCAATGGTGGGGATCTTCTCGGAATCCAAGTACGGCATCGAGCGGAAGTTCTCCAGCTCCTTGATCAACGCAAGAGCCTGCGTGGGCAGGGCATACTGGGGCTCCAGGCTGGTGATCTTGTGCTCGTTGCGGTAACGCAACATGAACTCCTTGAGCACAGGTGTTGGGATCTTGTTTTGCAACCAATCCCAGGCATCGTCCTGGTGCGGCAGTCCCTTGGACCACATTGCAGCATTCTTGAGCGTGAAGGTAGAGAGGGTCACTGGCTCTGGCTCCCAATTTCATGGTGATAATCAGATGAAATCCGAGGATCATACGTTTTGAAGACAAAATCCAGTTCATCTTGGGAGATGGAGCGGCCCAGCACATCTTCCAGTTTCATCTTCAGTGCGGTATTCATCTGCTCACCTGTGTACTGAAAAATCATCTCAGGCATGCTGAGATCCAAATACTCCATAGCAACAGGCAATATCTTGCGCAGTTGACGTTCAACCAATCCCTTGGCAATCGGTTTGACAATGGCTTCGGTCAAACCAATCACCAGAAAAGCCAGGGAGATATCAAAGATCCAGTGCATAACTTCACCTACATACGATCTATTCTAAATCGTTATTTCATCTGCACAGGAGAATCCGCTAGCCAGGCCAACAGCGTGGTAGGGATAATCGTCACAGCACGACCAAGCTCAGCGCGTTGGGTCTCGCACTGCGTTGGTGTCTTGTAGGTGCAGTAACCGAGTTCAGCAATCAGCGTTGCTGTCCAGATTGCATACAGAGCAAGAATGCTCCGAATGATCATGTTGATGTACTGATGCTTGTGCTCCTTCAGTTCCATTGTCATCCCCTAGGTTTAACTCTAGAGTAATCGAGGTTAATTCCTCGTAGAGGTGACAAGGGATCAGTGCAACCTTGTGATCAATGATCCACACTGTCTTTGTGGACTCGTTAATGGATTCAATGATCTCGTCAAATTGTTCAGTAAATTCGTCTTCTGTTAAGAAGATTTCGTCATAGATAACAGACATGGGTCGGTAAGTGGTGAAGATTAGAATAGAGAAACAGGAATATCGATGGAATTGAGTTATGACAACACTGAGCTATGAACGGTGGCTTCAGTTCTGGACAAACTACAAGGGCCAGCCACACCAAAACTCTGCCCTGCGGTCGCTCTACGACCAAATCCTCAAGGCTGACCCATCAATTTTAACAGAAGAAGCTCAATGGCGTCAGCAATTCTCTACAGCACCCAAGCCGACTGTCCTCAATCCACTCATTGTTCCCTATCAAACCCAACTGGATAATGCCTCAGGCCAGGGGATGCGCGAATGTTTCAGCAGCAGTTGTGCCATGGTGGCGATGTACTACGGCAAGGTCAAAAGTGATAATGAATACAACCAGGTCCGCGCCAAGTACGGCGACACCACCAGCAGTACGGCCCAAGTCAAAGCTCTGCAGTCCCTCGGTCTCAATGCACTGTTCCGTACCAATGGCACAGCAGCGGATCTAGAACGACTGCTCAAAGAAGGACGTCCTATTCCTGTGGGTTGGTTGCATCACGGCACTCCTGCCAATCCCACGGGCGGCGGCCACTGGACCGTGGTGATTGGATCCACGGACAAGACCTGGATTCACCATGACCCCTATGGGGAAGCCAACATGACCACAGGCGGCTATCTCATCAGCAAAACCAAAGGCAAAGGTGTGGAGTACACCAAAGCCAACTGGAACCCAAGATGGATGGTTAAAGGCACGGGCGGGTGGTATCTGGATATCTCGAATCGCTAGGTTCGGTGGGCCGAATCTTTGTAGACTATGAACATCATCTAGACTATCTCATATGTCTAGATAGCAATTCCAATGAAGGGCAAACTGATGTTCATGAACCCGCCGTCCCGTGGTGAGATCACCATTTCGCCGCGCACCAAGGAATCCCTGGAGGAGTGCCTGAGTTCGCTCAAGAATGCCGTGAGTGTCTCGGCGCGCTCAGACTCTCCTGACATCACCTATCAGATTGCTGATGTGCTGCGGCGTGTGGATGGAATCCTTAGCTACAACCACATGCTGGAGAAGGTTGAGGAGTTTGGTGAGCGTCTTCAGAAAGAACTCAATGAAGAGTTCTAATCAGCTGCGCAGTGTGCTATAAATAGGGTGGCCCCGCGTGCGTCAACACCGAGGCCATGACCAATCCGTTGGAGGACGGACTGATGGACCAAGACTACCAGCCTCATATCCGCCACACACATGCCGACCTGGAAAGTCAGTCATGGTGTGGCAAGATGCTAAACCGCAACGAGTGGACGTTCCAGAACGTTGATCACGCGCTCTATGCCATTGAGCAGGGAATGCTTCAAGAACCCTGTCCTCAGTGCTTGCGTGCCGTCAGCAAAGCGATGGAGAAAACTGACGAGAATCTGCGTGCATTCAAGAAAGAGTATGCAGCAGGACTTAAATCTGGAATATCGAGTGCCTCAGACTGGCACCCTATAGAAACCGCACCAAGGGATCGCATTATCTTGCTCTATCGCCCAACGCAAAAACAAGATTGGTTGTCGATTGCCCCTGGTCGGTACGAAGACCAGTCGCATTGCACATTCTCCTATCCGTTCTGGGCTTCAGTCAACGAAGAAAACGAATTTGATGACCGTGAGCATCCACCAACTCACTGGATGCTGCTACCCGAAGCCCCTGCAACCATTCAATAAAGATTGTCAACTGCGCAGTGTGCTCTTGATGAGATAGGCGTCGTGGAACATGGCTTCCACCAGATCAGCCGCCAGGTTCTCAATATCAGGAGCACATGCCTTAGCAGCACACTTGCCTAGGCACTTGGCCTTCATGCCGCAGGATTCGATGTTGTAGAGGTAGGTCGCCAGCATCTCACTGCTTTGATACGAGGTGCAATGCTTGAAGTCCCGGCAGCAATCCTTGAGGCCGTTGCTACACATTGGCAGGTAGTAGTCCAAGGTGCGTAGGGCTTCAGCCACCCGGTCGAACTGCTCCAGGTGCTTGTCGTACTGCCCCTTGAGATAGCCGTGCACACTCAGGAAGTTCGGTCCCTGGAAGTTGAGATGGACCAGGTGGGATTGGGTCTCAAGTTCCTTGATGAACGCCGTCACGCAAAGTAAGTAGCGGGCTAGTTCATCCTTGGCTTCCTTGAGATCCTCCTCTGGGTCCTCAATGCCAATGACAGGCACAGTCTCCTTATGCACTTCGATCTGACCGATGGGTTGACCACTGGGATCGACAATGGGAGCAGCAAAGTGCTGGGACTGGGGTTCCATCACAGGAACGGGATAGGCCGCCACGCCAGGAGCTGGTGAATACATCGCGCTTCAATTACCTTGCAACCATTCTAATGGATACTAGTTTTAGCTTTGGACTACTCATCCAAGCCAAAGTGCTGGCGGACCACATCCCATGACACGGGCGTAAAGTCATTCACCTCCAGACACACGCTGAAATAGCGTGGATCGAGGACATCCCCATCTATTACCCGATGGATGTGCAAGTGGCCGTGCACATTGCCACGAATGGATCCGCCCCTGAACGTGTCAGGGTGCACAGGGATATGAGTGAAGAAAATGCGATCTTTAAAGCCGACACCACGAATCTGATCAAAGTACTTGAGATAATCTTGTGTCTTGTAGGTGTCGTGATTGCCGTGGATCAGAATCTTGCGACCATTGAGTCTTGCAAGCTGCTGAAGACCAGATCTGGGAATGGCGACATCACCCAAGATGTAACACGTGTCTTGGGGTTTAACCACCTTGTTGTAGTTCTCGATGATCACCTCATGCATCTCCTCTACCGATGCAAACGGACGGATGCGCTGACCATCCGGTCCAGTGAACTCCAGGACCTTGCTGTGACCAAAATGCAGATCGGATGTTAGGTAGAGGGACATGTAAGCATGTATTGGAGCTGCAAGCCGGATATCGGATTCGAACCGATGACATCTACTTTACAAGAGTAGCGCTGCTACCACTGAGCTAATCCGGCATCCCTAAAGTCTATCGAATCCAGATGGTTGGGATCGAACCAACGTCCTCTTGCTCCCAAAGCAAGCCGTCTACCGCTGACCTACATCTGGTTGATTGGACGCGGAGGCTGGATTTGCACCAGCGACTGGGACCGATGTGATCTAGTTGTCCCCGAGATCCTACTTCTCCACTCCGCTTATCAAGTATAGCAATGGTCAATCAGTTGAAACAAGCTGAAGCGGGAACTTGGGTGGCACGAATGTAATCTTGAATCTCCTTCGGGAAAGGCACATCCTTAAACGACTCGCGCCAAGCACCACGCAATTCCCGCTCGTCATGGTCACTGCGCTCCCGCACCGGCTGCAGAACACCCACCACAGCATCCTCAAGCAAGAAGAACTTTGGAACATTTTGGGTTGTGGCTTCTTGCAAAGCAAACTCACGCATGCTGTTGGTCTCAGTTTCCAGTTCCAGATAGCCGGTCTGCGTGGGCATCTCCAGAATCATGTAGACGCCATAACGAAACATGTCCCAGCGCTGGGTCGAGATGTTGATGACATAGGAACCCTTGGGCAAGGGAAATAGGGATGTGCGGTTCCGGTCCCTTAACTCTGGGCGTTGATCAGAGATGTTGTAGAGATCCGATGAGAAGCCAGCTACCATGTTATCGAACTTCCTACAGACATCACCGGTGAGCATGGGGTAGGCCAATTGACGCCGCTCAGAATCAGCCGTATAGACATTGACGGAATAAAATCGCTTATCCCTGTTGTCATCCTTGAGAAAGATGAGATAGCCGGGGTCCGTGATCGTCACCTTGAACCAGACGTTCTGAAAAGCATTGGAAGCACCGTCATTGGTACAGCGAAATGCCGTCTGCCCTTTGTTCTCAGCACCAATCCGACCCTTGATGTAGCGAATGGATGTTCGATCATAAAGACCGAGGTCCAGGGGATCGTGGTAACTGCGGCTACGTTGTGTCATGCCATATCTTTCTAGTCCCTCTATTCTAATTTAGGGATGTATTGGCTTTCCAGGGGACGGAATGGTGATCCGGGCTCAACCTCCTTGTTCATCACGGGTGGTTTGATGATCGCAATGGATGGAGAGCGTTCCTTCTCCAAGGTCATGGGGCGTTTCTCAAACTGCATCACTCGCCATGGATCAGGGGTCAAGATGATTTGCCCCAGCTCCTTGGGCGTGGGTTTGACATTGAAGCGGCTGCGTACATGCAAGGGATTCCAGCAGATCGGGTTGTTGCACGTCGAGACAACCGTGACGGCACCCACCTCGCCCCAGAACAGGGAATACACCAGCCGTGGTAGGGGCACAGAGACGGCCCGCTTAAGCTGAGGGGTGCGGTAGGTCAGATAGGAGTAGTGCTGCATCTTGCCGGGCTTGCGGACGCCCTCAGGCAGCTCCCAGCATTGATCGAGGGGCTGATCCGTGGGGAGGTTCGCAAACACGTTCATGAAGTACGTGCGGTGCTCCTTGACCACCATGTTGAGGTCCGCTTGAGGCCGGTTGCCATAGGCCTTGAGTCCGCAGTTCAAACACCAGTGCAGTTGCCTATGGCGGTAGCGATGACCAAGGGGACAGACCTGGCCGACATAGAACAACTCGTCAATCAGATCAGGCTTGAGAATTGCAATGTGCAGATGCTGAATTGTAGAGAGATGCAGATTGTCCGTGTACTTAACGCGTGGCATGATCAGAGTCCAGCAAGACGAGCAGCAAGATCGGGAGACAAAACTTTTTCGCTCTCAAAAGAACGCGGCTTCATGTGATTGAGCATGTTCTTGACAGAGTCATACTTGAGCTGCAAAGGATCAACTGATGTTGGACTCTTGGCCATGTTGAAGCATGACTTCATGTGCAGTGGATTCCAACAGGCAGGGTTCTTGCATGTCCTAGTAACTACCAATGCACCTACGTCACCCCAGAAGTAGTTATAGACAAACTTTGTGAGTGAGATGGTGTTGCTAACACCTGCCAGTCCTGTGCGATAGGTCAGTGCCGTCAGTCGTGGATAGTTGCGGTCTTTAATGGCCAGAAAGTCTTCTGACATCAGCCAGCATTCATCAAAGCCGCGTGGCGGTTGAACGCACTGAAAAAAGTGACTATAGAACGATGCATGAGAGATGTCAGTGAGATTGACATCCATACCGCATTTGTTGTTGACAATATTGGAAACGCACTGAACACACCAGTGATGGTGGCGATGCCGAAGCATGTGACCTTTCGGACAGGGATAACCCTTGTAGGTAAAACGGTCAATCCTGTCTGGAAGACAGACCATCGTCAAGAACTCTTCGATCTTCCCCCTGCGATGATCGGCACCCTTGAGTGTCCTGGCCATTGCTCCTAGTGACTGGTCACTAAATGCTAGCAAGCTTTTGGAAAAGTAGAAATATAGGGTGTTGAGTACAAGTACTAAGGCATCAGCAGTGCTGAAATACACGAGTACATGCACTCAACGGCGACTGAGTACGTGTAGTGCTGTAGTGATTTTTGTAGTGGTTGATACAGGTTTGAGGGCCTGAATGTAACACAGCTATACCAAAACAGGGGTCATCGCGAAAAAAAACGACGAAAAACAACCGGAACGGAATTTTAATTAGTTCCCCAGAAATGTGGCAAAGTGTTCCTGCCGGGGTACGCCCTGAACCCCCTACCCCCCTTGGCCACCACCACGCATGCGAAAGAACACTTTGCCATATTTTAGGTAGACCAAATGAAATCACTCGTTCAGTCGATTTTTGTCGTTTTTATCCGTTACCACTATGAGTCTCATCTGAGACTGTAAACTCCTCGTCCCAGCTCTGTATCAATGCGATACCAAAACACCCCTGGTCCGAGGCCTTTTCCGTATCGCAGTGATACCGTTTTTCGGTCTCACGTAACATCCACAAGCTGTACTTATCAATCCAAGACGAACAACAACTTTGATTAATTCAGTACCACTTTGTTACCGTTGCTACCATAATTACCCCATTTCTACGCACTACTACGCAGCTGACTACACGTACCAATGTAGCGCCTTTCCAAAGTCCTTCGTTTTCTCACCCTTATTTTTGTATCACATTGCTACCATTCCCAACTCATACTCGTTATGAGTTTGACTTAGAGCCCCTAATCTCACCGAGTCTCACTGAGACAAGCCATAAACCTGTGGAAAACTTTTTCATTCGATAGGCCTTTACCAAGCTACCACACTACACCTGATTAAGTTGAGCTTGGTAGCCCCGATCTTTAGGGCGGGGAGGAAAAGCGCTTCAGTAGCCTAGTATCTGAGACTTTTTAGCTGACGTCATGCCTGCTATGCCTAGTATACTGGTGCCATGGCTCAGCAATACGTCGCTCAGATCAACCGGCTGCCCTGTGACCCGTCACTGAAGGCGGTATTGCAATATTTATGCAGCGAATCCAATAAGCTGTATAACTGTACTGTTTATCTTGCTAGACAGCTTTACTTTAAGTCAAAACCTAATAAACGTCAGCTAACGCTTGCACAAATTACAAATGGACAGCGTCTTTCAACATTGATGAAAGACAATATTCACATGAAGTCTGTCTTCAATAGTTCTGCACAACAGACTTGTATCAGCGTTGGTGAATCATTTAAATCGTATAGAGCTTTAGAAAAACTATGGAAGACAGGACAGCTTCCTGATGAACCTAAGCTGCCAAAATACCGTAAGTCAGGCGGTATGTACCAAGTTATTTATCCTAAGCGTTGGCTCAAGCTAACAAACAACCAAGTCCGAGTTCCTCTCGGACGCTATTGCAAAGTCTGGTTTGGACTTCCAGAAATTTACATTCCTTTCCCATCCAATCTAAATTGGGACAGTATCCGCGAACTACAAATTGTCCCACGGGCTGATTACTTTGATGCAGTATGGATCAGTAAGTCTGCACAGCAATCTGCACTAGATCTTGATCAATCACATGCATTAGCAATTGATCATGGCATTGATAACTGGTTGACCTGTGCATCAACCATGGGTCATTCATTCATCATTGATGGTAGGCATCTGAAATCACTGAATCAGTGGTACAACAAACGCGTCAGTATTCTCAAGGAGTCTAAACCTCATGGATCTTGGTCTAAGTTGCTTGATCGTGTCACAACTAAACGTAACCGTCAAATGCGTGACGCTGTCAACAAAGCAGCCCGACTAGTGATTCAATACTGTCTTGATCATAAGATTGGCACAGTTGTGTTTGGCTGGAACAAAGGACAAAAGCAGTCTGTTAATCTAGGCAAGAAAAACAACCAGAAGTTTGTACAGATTCCCACGGCTCGTCTTAAACGACGAGTCATGGAGCTTTGTGAGCTCTATGGGATCCTGTTCATTGAGCAGGAAGAAAGTTATACGTCTAAGGCATCAGCCTTAGATCTTGATGTGATTCCCGTATACGGTGAAAAACCCGAGTGTTGGAAACCATCAGGACGACGTATTACTCGTGGTCTCTACAAAGCCGCCAATGGTGAAGTCATCAATGCTGACTGCAATGGTGCTTACAACATTGGTCGTAAAGCCAATGTACCTGGAATGCAATGCAAACCAGCTAGGGGCGCTTTGACTTCGCCCCAACGCATGAGGCTGTGGTTATTACCACAATATCATGATCGTTGAAATCTCTTATGAGAATCCTTGTGCTTTAGCGCAGGGAGTAGTCAAGCACTCTTGCATCCATCACGCATCCCACACCCTTTGCGAAAGTATTCCACAGGTCGCGATGTTGGTGGCTAGAGATAAGGCGTAGTTCTGTAATTTAGTTAGACTGGATTCGTGATTTGCAAATAGCGAATACCATGGGCAGCGTGAACTACTACGGCCTGGAGAAAGAGAAGTACAAGGAGCTGTTCCTTGCCAAAACCAGGGAGACGGCTGATCTGATGCAGTCGATGGACACCGAACTCGCTAAGTTCGGCATCAACTCCCGTGAACTGACCAGTGAGGTGCTCTGGAACATCTTTGAATCCATTGCTTCTTCCACTGATGAGGACGCACGCACTTACCTGATGGCGAACGATCCTGACGCCCTCAACAAGCGCGAAGGCATCTTCAACTACACCAGCAACCGTGAGATCAAACAGGAGCTGGAAGGCCTTAATCAGACCGTCACAGCCCTCTCGGAGCGCATTGCTGAGCTGGTGCCCCCACCGGCTGAGACCGACGCCTACGACGACGTGGCACTGGAGTCTGAGTACTGCCCCACCTGTGAGAGTTCAACAGGAGCCTGCGAGCTGCACTGATCTCCGAGCCAACGGAAGGCATGAAAAAAGCCCCTGGTTCGAGGGGCTTTCTCATGATTGTCTCAGTGCGTCTCAGAAGTCATTCCAACCCTCCACCGCACTGGAGAGGTTGTAGGAGGTGATGCTGGACTCAAAGAAGTTGCTCTTCACTGATCCCTGACCACCGGTATCGGCAAAGGCCTCCAGGTGCTTGTAGGGGTTCTTGGCATAGCCCTTGTAGAGCTGTCCCTTGAACCCCAGCTTGCGCCAACGATCATTGGCCAACCACTTGGTGTATTGATCCGTTGTCTCCTCAGAGACCCCCAAGATCTTGTTACCCACAATGTGATTGGTCCAGGTGATCTCCTGGTCCACAGCCTGCCTGACCATCTCCTCGATCACCTCCTCATCAAAGAAGGTGGGACGAGTACGCTTGATCTCCTTGATGATAAATTCAAAGAGAAGGCAGTGGGTCAGCTCATCACGCTGGATGTAGCGGATGATCTCAGCTGTTCCCAGCATCAGATCACGCGATGCCAAGTTGTAGAAGAAGTTAAATCCGTTGTAGAAGTAGAGCCCTTCTAGCAAGTAGTTGGCAATCAGGACCTTGGCAAAGTTGGCATCGGTCTGCGACTCCAGGAACGCCTGGTAGATGTTGGCAATGTAGGAGTTACGAGAAAGCAGGACGTTGTCTTTTCTCCAGTAGTCATAGATCAGGTTGCGCTTGTTCATTGCTACAATCGTCTCAATGATGTACTGATACGACTGGCTGTGAATCGCTTCCTGGTACTGGTGGATGGCCAACAGCACCTTGACCTCCGGTGCCGTGATGTAGTCGTTGATGTTCCCGATGTTATTGGTCTGAATACTGTCGAGGAAGATCAAAAACGAGAGGATCTCGTCATAGGCGATCTCCTCATCGGGTGTGAGCTTCTTGTACGACTCCTTATCGCCGCTCAGATCGACCTTCTCCGGCACCCAGAAGTTTTCCAGCATGGTGCGGTACAACTTGGGTGCCCAGCGAAAGCGCACATTGTTGAGGTTGAGGATGTTGGTGCTATGACCACCAATGATTGAGCGTGTCTCCAGAGAATCGTCGCCCGTGGGATCAAACAGTTTCTGCCGTTCCATAGTGCTGGTTGTTGATTGAGGGAATCCGTGGTTCGAGGGGTTGGTTAGCCAGCGCAGGCCAGACAGACCTCCTTATCGGCATGGGCCGCTTCAGCGTCCTTTTGGATGCTGCGGGTGTAGTAGATGGCCTTGGTGCCTTTCTTCCACGCCTCCATGTGGGTCTCAAAGATGTCCTTGGCCGTAATGCCTGAGTTGAGGTTGAACAGCAGCTCCATGGAGATCCCAGTATCGGTGTACTGCTGCAGGCGGCTGACAATGTCCACCACCACCTTCTGGTCAATGGACTTGGACTCCTGGTAGAACCAGAACTTGTCTTTGAGGTACGGAGGTGCCACAGGAACAGACTGGGACCCGCTGTTGTCGATGTAAAAGCGGTTAAAGATCGGCAACACCGAAGCCGTACAGCCCTGCACGATGGAGCTACTGGTGTTGGGTGCGATGGCCTGGATGTGGCTGTTGCGCACCCCATAGATCTGCAGATCTTCAAACAGAGGAGTCCAATCCAGCAGACCATTGGTCTTGCTGTTGATCCGGTACCAGTCCAGCGTCTTGCCATTGATCAGACCCTGGCTCCAGGTGCTGCCGTCATAGAGGACATAGGCACCCCGCTCTTTGGCCAGATCAATACTGGCTTTAGTGGTCCAGTACCCAAAATGCTCAGCCAATTCGTCGGTGAGCTGCTGAGCCTCGGTGTACTTCGTATTGTTCAAGGCGAAGTAGTCCGCTAGACCCATCAGGCCCACACCAATGGTGCGCAGCAGGGTGTTGTGACGGAAGCCTTCAACCACGGGCACATCAGTGATATCAATGCAGTTATCCAGGATCCGCACCGAAGTCCTGCACACCGCCTCCATCTCCTCCAACTTGACATTCGCCATGTTGATGGACACCAGGTTGCAGGTATGGATCAACCCTGGTTCGGACTCCCTACCGATCTCCTTGCCGTAGAGCACGTCATCACGCAGGCGTAGGTTGCTCACCGAGCTGGGCTGTACCACCGAGAACGATTCCACGCACAGGTTGGTGCAGGGGATGATGCCCACATGGGGGTTGGGGTTGGCACGGTTGATGGTGTCCTTGAACGTGACATAGGGCATCCCCGTCTCTAGCTGGGTCTTCATGATGTGCTTGTACAGGGTCTTGGCATTGATGACCTTGTACAGCTCAATGCCGCCCGCTTCAGCTTGCATGCACAGCATCTTGTAAGCCTCTTCAAATTCCAAACCCCACAGATCCGCCAGCTCAATCCCAAAGCCGTCGCGCACCTCATGGGGATCGAAGAGATACCAGTCAGCATCGTTATCCACGCACGCCATGAAGTAGTCCGTGACCACCACCTGGGGAAAGATGTCATAGGCCTTGGAGCGCTGGTCTCCGTTCTCGGTCTGCAGCTCCAAAAAGCTCTCAATGTCGAGATGCCAACTGTCCAAGGCCACGGTCACAGCACCCGCTCGTTTGCCGCCCTGGTTGAAGTACAGGGCAATGTCATTGATGGTGCGGATGTTGGGCACCACTCCACCGGCACGACCAGGAATCCCTTTGATGCGGGCGCCGTGGGCACGGATGGGAGTGACGCACACGCCCACACCACCACCACTGGATCCGATCTGACCGATCTGCTCCATGGTGTGGAAGATGGAGTTGATGTCGTCCTTGAACTTGGTGATGAAGCAGCTCGACAGGTTGCCGTTGGGCTTGCGCAAGTTGATCAGGATCGGTGTCGCCAGTGAGATCTTGCGCTGGGCCAGGTAGGTGTAGGTCTCTTTGACCCGGCTCAGACGCACATCATCGGGCTGGTCCTGCTCAATCAGCAGGGCAGCGGAGAGGAGTGCTTCTTGCGGCATCTCCATCACACCCTTAGGGCCTTCGATCATGTAGCGCTTGATCATCAGGTTGATCCCAGCAAAGTCAAACTCCAGGTCATAGTCCTGCTTGATAAATTGACCAGCTTTGATCAGCTCTTTCTCGGTGTACTTCTCCAGCAGCACAGGGGAATAGAGACCCTGCTTCACCAGCAGCTTGACCGTATCGAGGTAGTTGGGATAGCGATACTCATAGGTCATTCCCCGGCGCAGATGCACGTCCTTGTAGAAGTCGATGAGCTTCAAACGAGCAGCCAGCAGCCGCCAGTCAGGTTCCTGGGGTGAGGTAAGACGCAGCGCCGTATCAATGAGGGTGCTGTGAATCTCCTTAGAGGTCATGCCATTTTTGACATGGAGAGCCAGGTTGGCCTCCAGCTCCATCGGGTTGACATCGAGACCAGCCGAGGCCCATTGCACCACCTTTCTGATCTTGGCGATATCAAAGGCTTCCTTGGACTTATTGCGCTTGACAATGTGGATCGAGGACATAGAAGTTATGAAACAACGTAGGACTACGCAACGTCAATAGAGATAGCAAAACCCTGTCAACAAGGATGACCTTGGTGCATTCTTTGCTTGTTGCGACGTCTTGTCATCCTAAGATGAAGAAGCTCAGACAGCCTAGCTAGATCCCGAGATTGCAGGCGCCGCAACAGGGTTGGAGCACAATCTGTTATGCCCTGTTATGCCCTCACTTCTTCTTTTTCTTTTGCTTGAACGTCTTGGCTTCGCTCTTAAATCCAATGGAAGCTGGATCGTCTTTCTGATGCAACACCTTCAAGGATGTCCTCAGTGAGGTTGCAATCGTATCCCAGCTGAATTGGGTATCTGTCACACGCTCATAGCACATCTGAGCCTTGGCTTTGTTGTAGGCCTGATCGCTGTAGTGTCGGTATAGCAGTGACGCCAATGAATCAGTATTGATGCAGAACATCTCGCGCCCAAAGTCTTTATCGGTCACGGTATGCTCCACATCAATTAGATCTCCATAGCCATCAAAGATCTCCTTGCAGCTGGTGTGATTGGGAACAATCTGCGCCACCTGGCACGCGGCATGTTCAAAATTGACCAAACCCCAGCCCTCGCCCTCACAGGTATTGACACCCACATCCGCTGAACCATAAATGTCCCTCAGCAATTCGATAGAAGCGTTTTGTACGCCCCGGTGCTCCTGGCCAGAGAGAACAATACGGCGAGCAGGAGAGAGGTTGTAGCGAGCCATCTCTTTGCCAAAGAGGGACTTGATGTCCCAGCCAATGTCCTTAGCGCCCATGTGCAGATAGAGGATGGCATTGGGAGCATCCAACGCAAACTGGGCAAACGCGCGAATGGTCAGATCAATGCGCTTGCGGGGCTGGTTGCGGTTACCATTAAAGACAATGAACGCATCGTGAGGCAGGCCAAGGCGTTTACGGCATTCAGTCTTGTCCTGGGGGTAAAAGACATCGGTGTCAACACCATGGGGCAGGTAGATGGGTTCTTGCACCAGAGCTGCTTTCTTGGCCTCAACACAGCCGAAGTGCGTGTACACATACACCTGGTCCCAGGAGTTGGCCGATAGGGAGAGGACGTTGAACCAGTTCACCCCATCGACTGGGTAGTAGCCCACGAACTTGAAGAGCTTCTTCTCATGGAGATCATGAACCTTGGAGTAGAGGTCATTGATGATCCAGGAGTCATTGATGCAGAAAATGATGTCGGGTTTCTCGATAAGCACGACTTCACGGATGCGAAGCTCACCGAAGTAGGCATTGCCCGTAAAGCGATTGGTGGCTGGATAGATCTTGAAAGGATAGGAGTGGGGATCCCCATGGTAATTGCTACCAAGAACCACAATCTCATAATCATCAACTAGACGCGTGAGGATGTTATGGGTCACACGGGCAAAACCAGTGGTCGCACAGATATCACCAACCCACAAGAGCTTAGGCCTGGCCATTGTTTTTCACGTTTTGACCAGTCTATCGATAATTGAAAATTGAACCTAAGCTTCAGGCCTCTTCAATCGGCACTTCAATCCACGCTTCGTTGTGTCCTTCTGTGGTCCCATCATCAGCAATGTACTGACCCAGTTCGTTGCGAGCACGGATCAAGACCGTTTCACCGGAGTATCCCAGATCCTCTTCCTCTTCTTCGCTCAGCACTTCGGTTTCAACAACGGTGTCAGCTGGAGCGTCAACGATCAGAGGCTCAACTGGAGAATCGGACACTTCCTCCACATCCCCTGGGTCGAGGGACTCAGGGGTGATCACGTCATCCTGCACAGGAGCAGGTTCAGGATTGCCGAATTGCCAGGGGAGACCTGCTGCCGTGGCTGGTTGGTGCTGCTCATCAATGCGGGCCTGAAGATTGCCTTCAATCTCTGAGACCTTGTCAGATCCGAAATGACGCTTCACCCAATCAATGACAAGCTCTTCGGTGAGTTGATCAAACGGAATGAGGTTATCCGTAGATGGAGGTGTCAAACCAATCGAACCATACACACTGGCTTGATAGCACCCGTCATCAGCATTAACGGTGTAGTGCGCATTATAGACAACACCATCTTTTGTGTATCGCTCAAGATCAACAATCGTCCAGGTGAATTGAGTAGCCATAGCCGCAGTCAAGAGTCATCTAGCTATTCTAGTTCAACTATCTGGTGATTCAAGATGGCTGTATCAAGCTAGAAGACTCTAAAAAACTAGGTTGTGATGGCTTGAAGAGTGGCGTTGGGTAAGCGGCGGTCAAAGTAAGCAATGCGTCGAATGTGCGCATTTGCAAAAATGCTTGAGCCAGCCAGAGAACCAATGGACATGCTTGACGAAACAGGTAAGGTAATATTGAGATCATCACCAGCCGAATCTAATGTTCCGTTAAATGCTTGGCGTCCGCTAGATGGTGATAAAGCCAATGCAAACTTTCCAAGTGTTGTACCCGTCCAAACAGGACCACTGCCGATAGATCCATAAGTATCAACACCTCCAACTCGTACTCGCGCAACAGGCTGTGTGTCAGATTGTCGATACATCTGAATAGTATTATTGAAGTCAGGACCTACAGAAAGAACATAGCCCGTATATGCAGCACCAGATGCAGAAGACATCGATGCAAATAGAGTGCCTTGCGCAGGAAAGTACCAACTCGAAAAGTTAGTACCAGATAGAGTTGCAATATCCGCACTGCGTGTGACAGCGGTGCCGGTGGTGGGGATGACTGAAGTGGCAAATGCCCCCTGCTCTAACTGGGGCAGGCCGATGCGGAGGGTGATGTCGATGGCAGAGCTATTAGCTACGACCACTCGCACTACAGGCTCAACAAATGCTGTTGTAGCTGGCAAATTTGAATAGGTAGCTTCGTGCCTTACAAGAGAGCTGGTTAAAGTGATAGCAGAACCATCATGTTGACCCAAGAAGGCAGGGGTTGAATTGTAAGAACGAATGCGTGAGTTAACACCAGTGACGTTAGTTGTAGTACCGCCAACACGGGCAATCCAGAAAGAGTTGGTCCAGTTCTGACCAGCAGCAGCCACCGCCACATTGATTGCTTCCATTGAGAGATTGACAACCGTGCCAGTTGATGTACCTGAGAGTCTTAGGTCAATCCAGTTGATGCCGTTTGTTGTTCCTGTCCCGACAACTTCTCGCGTTAGCCCGGCAAGGCTTTCACTCCAATTCGTTGGCAACGTCCCCGGCGTACCAGCTACCGCACCGACCATCGTGTTGTTGCGAATGCTGTTGGTTCTGCTCTCCTCGACCAACAACCCCAGGCACTCGCCCGTGAGCGGGTTGTGGTCGAAGCGTGGCGCCGAATTGATCGTGGCACCTGTTGGGATGTACGTTGTGGCCGTGGAGCCGAGTTCTAGTTGGGCGCCCCATGCGTAAACACTATCTGTGTTGTTTCCTAAGTAAGTGCGCTGACCACTTGAATTTCCGACAAGTACCTGGAGTGCAACGCTAGTACCGCCCCCCTGAGTTGCCGTCACTGTAAGCCTGTACCAACCGTTGCCAACAGAGGCAACAGTCGAAGAAACAGAAGTCCAAGAACCTGCTCCTCCGATATTGACAGTATCAACGACCCCCGTAGAAAGGTTGATCCTTCTTTCAGCACCACCTGTTGCCAAATCAGTCAAGCCAAAAAAGGCAAAGTTTGAAGTCCCTGCTTTTAGGTAAACACTTGCTGAATAGGTCGCAGTGGTAGAGGAAATAGTATTACTATAGATTGAATGCGTGCCATTTGCTGTGTCCACTACCATCTCATCAGCGGAAAGCGTCCCGTTAGGGGAAACTGCTCCATTAGCATTAACGGTACTTAGCCGCACACGTGACCAACTCGCATTATCAAACTCCTCACTCCTGAGCAGCAAGTTCGTCGCTGCGCTGCGGATCACGCCATCGGAGTCCACGTACGTCCCAGTGCTGGCCCTGGTGAACGTGATCAGGTTCTTACCTGAGACATAGTCTGTCAGACTTTTGGTTGATGCAAATCTAAGATCAAGCGTAGGTGTACCAGCTAGTGAATAGAGCTTATCATCATCTTTACCAACAGCACCTGTAATCTTGACACCCATGACCCCAATACCCTGGAACGAAGAGACTTGCTAACGACTATTCTAGTTGATCAGATATCACATCGCATTGCGTATATCTGTGATCTGTTGAGCAGACAAAGCAGCAGGAAAGACCATAACGCGTTCTGCTGTATAGCCTGCTTGAAGGTTGATGTTGCTTCCAGAGACAAGTGCGCAACCAGTAGGCTTTTCGATCATCGTGTAGGTGCCGGTGATGACTCCGGTGCCATTGATGACGGCTGAGTCGGCGGTCCGGGTTATTGCTGTGGAGCTGGTAGGAATATAGGTAGTAAAAGATGTTCCAGATTCAAGTTGAGCGCCCCACAAGAAAAGACCACTAGATCCATCGCCCTGATATGATGTGTTATTAGTAATTGCAGTAAATACAGATTCACGGATTGCTGTAATTACACCGCCCAATGAACCAGTAATTGATGCTCGATACCAACCATTTGGATAAGGAGTGACTGAACCAGATAGATATGAACCAGTTCCCGTAAAACCAGAACCAGAAATTCCCGACGCAGAAGCATATGCACTAAAGCTGGCTCCACCAACTTCATCAACAAAAAGGTTGATCTGAGATCGCTCTGCAGGTTTAAAGAATGTCGAAAAAGTAACAGTTGCTCCAGCCGTAATGGTTGCGTTTGACGCATACAGCCGGTGAGTATTGTTTGACGTGTCTTCAACTAATTTATCCGCTGTAAGCAGACCATCTGGTGCGGTAGCGGCATTTGGCGTGATCGAGCATCGAACTTTAAGCCATGCAGCATTGTCGGCCTGTTCACTCCAAGTAATAAGATTTTCACGACTTACCTCAACCAATAACCCCTTGCTAAGCCGACTGACCGGGTCATGGTCAAACCTGGGGACATTGGTGGTTGCACGTTGAATGGTTCCATCCGAACCAACAAACGTGCCATTGTCTCCGGTGTACGTCAGCTTATCCGTCAGGCTGACAGATTCAATCTCACGCCTATCCCGTGCAAAACGGTAATCCAGTGTGGGTTGAACACCAGCAATGGCAGCCGGATCATTAGCATTGTTCAAAACCAGATTCCCATACGTTGCAGGAGGTGTACTGCTGGTGATCGCCTGGAGCGTGGCGTTGGGAAGTCGTCGGTCAAAATAGGCGATTCTAGAGACTGTACCATTGATCATGTTGGTTGTTGCATCAGAACGCCTGCCGATATAAAGATCACTGACAATTGGCACTGATCCTGCAGTATCGACGGCAGGAGAAGCTCCATTGAGGGATCCAGCAAAGTTATCTGCAGCATATCCATAGGCAATTCGACCCTTTCCAGTCCAAACACCAAGATCAGATTGAACCTGAATAACGCCAGCAACGTTTGAAAAGATACGCGCATTACTAGATGTCAGGTTTCTAGTTATTGTATGACGATCAGTCGAAGTACCATTTGATGCACTTAGGATAATTGATGATACAGACGCCTCCAGGAGAGGACAAGCTTCAGCGTAAAATGCGCCTTCAGCTTGCCTATACCATCGCCTAAAGTTAGCACCTACAATACTAACAACATCTTCATTGCGTGTTACAGCAAGACTAGCAGTCGGAATGTAGCTAGTAGCAAATGCTCCGGCTTCAACTTGAGCACCCCAAAGAAGAATCCCTGATGTCCCATTTGCTGTAATATTCTGGAAATTGTTTCCGGTAACAACCGCTATCGCATAGTTAACTGTAGTAAGTGCAGCAGTTCTAGTTAGAGTACAGCGATACCATCCATTACCATAAGATGTAATAGTAGAGGTGTTGCCAGCAGTCACAGTACCAATGGTACCATTTGATAAATCAAACCAAGTTCGATTATTGGTACCATCAAAAGCATCAAGAAATACCCAAGAATACCCTGATGCTTTTAGAAAAATACTGAATGTGTAAACACTACCAGCCGATAGTGGTGCAGGCTGTTGCTGTAAGTAGGTAAGCCCTGTTATTGCATCCGGAATAAATGCATCTGCGGTATTAAGACCATTGGGAGCAGATGATAGGTTACTAGAAATAGTTCCGTTGTTCTTGCTCCAACTTGCATCATTGAACTCCTCGCTGCGCAACAGGAAGTTTGTCCGAGCCTCCTCTACCAGCAAACCCAAGCTCTCACCCGTCACAGGAGTGTGGTCAAAGCGTGGGGCGCCGGAGAGGCTAGACGTAGTCTTGACATACTCGCCTACGGTTGAGGCTTGCTCGAGTTGAGCGCCCCAGATAAACAATCCACTGGCGCCATCGCCTGTGTAGGTAATAGTAGTGCCGTTGTCTAAGTAAAGAAGAACACGACCGTCGGTATCGGTGTTGTTAAACTTACCAACAACAATGCAGCGGTACCAACCGTCTCCTGCCGACTGAATCGAAGTGCTAGAAAGAGTTCCATTACCACCTGCCCCAGAGCTGGCAACCGTACCAGTGCTTAAATTAAATAAGCCGAAGACGGAATCGGCACCATTTGAGGCGTCGGAAAAGTCAATCCTTAATCGACTGCGCTCAACAGCCTTGGCGTAAACACTGAAAGAGTAAGTCGTGTTAGCAGTTACTGTTACGTCTTGACTAGCCAAATGAGTAAGACTGACTGACGTGTCTTCAACTAACTTGTCTGCGGTAATTGATCCATCTGGCGCAGCACCGGCATTTGCTGAGATGCTTGTTCTTGATTTTGTCCAACTTGCATTATCATACTCCTCACTCCGCAGCAGTAGGTTAATGACTGAGTTCTTGATCAGTCCATCAGCACCCACATACGTCCCGACGCCATTGCCACCACGCGTAAAATCAATCAGGTTCTGACCTGAGACGTGATCGACCAGGCTCTTACTCGATGCAAAACGCAGATCAAGCGTGGGCCGACCCGCTTGGGAATAGAGAATATCGTCTGGATCAGTAGGTTTGATGGAGAACTTCAGCGCCATTCTTATCTCAGCCGGTCACAACCAAATGGATGCCTTGAGTTATCACATATTCTAGCAAGGATGAATGCGTCAAGCATAAGAAAAAAGCTCCAGATCCCTGGTGTTGAGAACTGGAGCTATAAATCTATGCATGTAGCCTTAGGCAGCTGCAGCCACAGGCCAGGGAATACCAAGCGCACGGGTTGGTTGACGTTGCTCAGAGACAGCCGTGTTGAGGGCGTCTTCCACCTTGGCGGTGTTCTCCTCACCCAGCTTCTCCTTGATCCAGCCCAGTACAAGGTCCTGGGTCAGATCAAAATAGGGAACGATGCTGCTGTCGTCTTCAGGAGCATCGAACTCGATGGTGCCCACCACACTGGATTTATAGACATCATCGGATGCTTCCACCATGTAGGCAGCACCAAGCACCAGACCCGTATCGCACTGGCGCTCCAGGTTGGTCACAGTCCAAGTGAATTTAATGTCAGACATGTAATAACGTCGAGGTAATCAACACTCTTGTATAGTATAGCCAGAATTCAGAACGGTAAATCAGGGATTCCCGAACTGAGTTGGGACGGTTGATGCTCCAGCACCAGGTCTTGCTTCAACTGCTCTTCAATGGTCTCTTGTGAACCATACAGATACTCCCACTTGTCCGCATTGAACGCATAGTCCACAATCGATGGGAATCCGTCATAGAACGAATCAGCCTTGCGAATTGCCAAACCCTTGAAGATGTGACGGGTCCTCTTGCCCTTGATCTTCAGCACCTTGACCCGCAGCTGGTTGATGCAGATGTCCTCCAGCAACCGGACAAACCTGGGGCGCCCGACTTCGCGAACATTGGCTTTGCGGCAGGCATCGACATAAGAGGCATACAACCAGCTCTCGGCATTGCGCACGGAGAACTGACCCGCCTCAGCGTCTTGCTTGTGACCCACCGCCGTTGCGGCATTGGGATCAAAGACGATCCGCTCCTGCATCCAGTCGATCAGAGTGTTGGATTCAGACAGCAACTCAGCCTTCTGCTCTTTGAGAACCTTGATATGGTTTGTGGCGTTCTTGGTGTACTCCAGCATCTCCTCCTCACTCATCGACAGCACCCAGTTCACCACGCCACTGAGCTCACCAGCCAGATACCCATAAGGATTGCCCAGTGCATCAAAGGCAATCAGTTCAATATTCTTCTGCCCAGCCCTGGAGCGAGAGAAAGGAACGGTCAGGCGGCGCCGGAACAGACCGGAACTGGGATCTGTGGTCTGCAAGCTCTCGTTGGCCGTGAGCACCAACATTCCTGTGTACACAAACGAAGAGGCTTGACGCTGGAACTTTTGCTCCGAGCGAATCTGATCACCACCTGTCAATGCCTTGAGCGTATCCACCGATCCGCCATAGCGCTCCGAGTCGGCGATCACAATCAGCTTCTTCTGATAGGCACCACTGACCTCAAAGCGGTTGCTCTCCAGCAGGCTGAGCCTGGTGCTAAAGGTATTCTCAGTTCCCACCAGGGCCACACACAGGTTTGAGAACGAAGTATTGTGCGTCACCACGAAGTGATCCGTGATGTACAGGTGAGCTGGGTTGTTGATGTAGATGCAACGCGCTTCTGAGTAGCGAGAGAACGTGATCTTGTCAATCACCTTGGTGTGGGCAAAGCCGTTGTAAGCCTTACGCCACTCCACCAGCTTCTCATCGTTGAGGCGGAAGGGGGCAAACATCGGATGCAAGAAGAACTCCAACCGATAGGTCACAACAGGGTTTTTCTTGGACCTGGATTTCTGCGGACGCACCCAAACTTTACCTCCCAGGCTACGGATGATCGAAGCCAGGTCCGAAGCAAAGTACTCTTCCTTGCACTCAAACACACACATCCCATCCTCCCTGGTGCTACCGGCTAGGTCCATCAGACCCTGCAGGAAATGCAGACGAACAGAGATGGTATTCAGTCTGTACTGAATCGGGATACAGTGAATCTTGTTGGACTCCGATCCACTGTTCATCAAATCAATGACTTCCCGTGCATAGGCGTAGGGTTCCGCCTGGATCTGCTGCACAGGGAACTGCACTGGCTGACAGAGAGGAATTGAGATCCGTGCATCAGGACATTTCTTGAGGTACTCCTGGATCTGCCCCAGTGTCCAGATGTAGTGGTTGCGATTGTCACCGATGTAGATCTGCCAGAGGTGCTCATTGCAGCACTCAGCCACACTGCCATCATCAAAGACAACAGAAAAGATCTCCTTGCGTCCTTGCGGATAGATCCCCATGACCAACGATGGATTGCCATCAGCGGCAATCACATGATCACCGACCTTGATGGAATCCAAATGGCGCCATCCATCGGGCGTCAAGATACGAGCGTCATTGGGCTGAGCTTTACCAGCACCGGCAGCACCAATCAATTCCAGGAACATCTGCAGTTGATGGCGTCCCAGCAGCACCGCACGCAACCAGGCCTGCAGCACCTTGACCATCTCCTCATTGTTGAATTGGGTATAGGCAATCCACTGCTTGGTACGGGGACAATCTGCAGAAGGGTCGTAGTCAAATGGCAATTGGGTGACCATGTAGAAGTCCCTGCTGTGGGGCATCAGGGTCATGGTCTCGGTATCAAGAACCCCATTCTTGAAGCACAGCAAGTTGGGCTTGTTGTTCCACTCCACCTGACCCAGCCGTGGTCCGAGGAGATCCATCAGTGATTGAACCGTCCCTGATGAATAGCCTTTGGGCAGGTGCATTTCATCCAGGTAGTTCTGGATGATGGAGTTCATTTCAAAACTTGATAGCTTGCCCCACACGCCTTCTGATCTATGGCTGTATCTGTAATAGGACTCCTGTGTTGGATCATAGAGAATACTCCCAGCCATCTTGAAAAGAATCATGTCCCGCATGATGTTGACGGGAGGATTTCTCTTCAGCGATGGTAGTGAGGGTTCAGGACTATCCGTATCGAGCGATGACTCATCAACAACAAGGTTTTGACCAGCAAAGTCATTGACCACATCCACAACTTCTTCTAGCACCTCATGGATGTGATGCAGTTCAGTGGTGTTCTCAATGGTTTGCTCCACCACACCTTCAAGCATCATCATCTGCTCAAGACGAATCTTCTCGATTTGATCGAGGTCATCATCTTCAGGCAGTGATGCATTCTCACGCTCCAGTCGCTCATAGACGACATTGGAGACTCTCTTGCTGAGTTCAATGAGCGTTCCCAGCCCCACACCCGATCCGGCATTGAACGACGCCCATTTGCGCTCGCACAAACCAGGTTGATACTTCTCTGACTGCTGGGACCAGGCATCCCACTGCTCCAGTAATTCATCATCAACCGAATGCAAGGCCTGGCCAACCATGATCCAGGTGTCATAGTCATCCGCCAACTCACTCGGCAACGACCACATGGCCTCGACTGCCATGGCCCGATCTCTGGAGGAATCCTGAATCAGCGAGAACGCAAAGCCAGGACCTTCCACACGGGTGACCCGTTTGGCGGCACCACCCATCCGCGCATTCTTGGAGGTGATGACATCTTTGAGCCAACTGGGAATCAGTGGGAGATCCGTGGCCCACTCAAAGCCCAGACCATCAGGGGTGTAAAAGCCACTGGTCTCCGGATGCAGTCCCATGACCACACCTTGAAGGTTGGACCAGAGGATCTCTAGTTTTTCACCAGGGGTATCGGTCTGCCAAGAGTATTTGTTGCGAACAAAGATCTCAAAGTCCTCAGCCAAGACCTTGTACAATCTGCGCTCACGGCCCACACGACCGCTGCAGATCGTCAGGGTATCGGGCAGTGCTTCCGCATAGGGAAGGTGTGAGAGCTCCTCAATCTTGGACTGGACCGACTGTCCATCGACATCCACCCACACCAAACCAAAACGTTCGTTGAAGCAGGGACCTCCCAAGACGCCAACACCTTTACATCGGCCTTGGCTAATTTCCGTTCTAATTTCTTCAATAGAGAACGGGTTAGATTGCCAGTCTTGGATATAGGCATTCTTGTAGGCACCCAACGGGGTCAGGGGCCAATTCTTGGGGATCCACTCCAGTTTGATCTCGCCAGGATTTAAGGTTTTCTTTAGGGACTCCCGCTTCTCCATGCCACGCCACTAGGTCAAGTACCAGTCTACTTGTGGTGAACGGGAAGGGGGCATTGTTAAGCGATCTAGTGTTTGGACTCGCTTGCGTCCTGATAGCCCTTAGACTCTTGGAAGTTCTACAGCCACTCGGTATAGAGCAGTGACCAACCAACTAGACGATGTTCTCTTAAACACTGGTGCCCGCAAAAGGTTCAGTGTTGTGATCAAGGAGATTATGGATTACAGGCGTCTTAGTCAAGCACGACTAGGACAGGAATACCTGGGTGTATCACAGTCCTGCATCCGTGATTATGTCTATGGGAAGGTGCATCCCCTCTCTATCCGTACACTAACCATGCAGCGTGTTTCCCACCTCTATGGTGTACCCATTGATGACTTGCTGCACTACCTCATCAATGGACATTGGAAACGGTCCATGAGTTTCTACAATTTAGAGAGCAGTATCCGCAGCATCACCAATATCCAGCTGCTCTCCTCACTACTCTCCCTGGTCAGTGACCTGATCCGCAAAGAGATTCAAAGGCTGAAACTGCAACCCAGTGATGAACCAGAAGAAACATCAGCCAATCAATCCATTGTTGACATGATTGAAGCTGAACGCTCCAGGGTGAACACACCAGCCCAGTGGATCTCCCTGCTAGAGAGTTACGGCATCGGTGAACCAGAAATCATTTCACTACACCAGGGCATCAAACCCGACTTCAACTTCCTGGTGCGACTGGCTTCTCTGTTGCGTTGTGACATTGATGAACTGCAAAGCAAACTGGAATTGAGTGAAGCCGAAGAAAATGCCGCTGGCTCCAATACGGAACCAACGGCAGAGAACGGAAAGTCAGAAGAAGGCAATGGTCTTTCGACCGTCTAAATTGTCAACGTGAATTCTTTCTCACGCAACTTCTTTGCATGATTCGCAATGCTATTACGGATGTAAGTTAAACCACCGGACACAGACACCTTGCCATAGTAATGGAAGTGAACGTAGTCACATCCCAATTGCTTGGCATGACTAAAAATCAGTGAAGAAGTCAGATCATTGACAAGCCAATGCATCTTCTCCTTACTGGAATGACAGAAGTATAACGTATTGTTCTCAACAGACATCAAGTACGACGTGTTGAGAATGGTCCGTATCGATTCGGATAGAATCGACAGTTGACCAGTACGGGTGTTGTCTGGAACAGTGGTGGTCCTCGGTCCTTCTGACGGCATGTGCCTTGGGCGGTGGTATTGCCTTCCCCTACGCGACTACAGGTAGTAGCGCAGTGGTCGGGATCAGCAAGAGTCTACTGATCCCAAGAGGCTTAATGTTGCTTTTAGGGTCGCCTCATTGAAAGTTTACAGTCCTCAACTATGCAGGTCTCGCATAGATGCAGTACAGGCAACTGCGACAGGACGTTTCCTCTTCTCAGAATTCGTCAGTTTCTGGCTGCATGCGCTAAGCCACCAGGGTCTCGACGGTCACGGTATCGACGGTTACCGTTTGGTTAACAACTACGTCTTGCGTCGCCACCACCTCTTCAGGATGATCCTGGTCGGGAATTTCGTGCTCGTCGTAGTACTTCTTGATGTGCTGAATCCAAAGATGATATACCTCAACAATTTCAACTTCTTTACTGAGATCAGAATAGAGCTTCATTGTTAAGAGTCCGGAAAATGATTCTGGTACTGGCAAGGGCTTTAGTGAAGCCTCGTGGGCAAGCTTGCATCCCTTTGATAGGTTTTCTTTGTCACGCAGTATTTGCAAATTATCAGGGTGTTCAGTCCCACCGCGAGCGAGTGGTACAATGTGATCAACATGGAACAGATAGCCAGTTAATGGAAAGAGCAGGTTCAGGAAGTCTCGAAAAAGATAAATCCTATTTCGCGCAGATACTTCAGATGGAGTAAGAGACTTTACCATGAGATCAGACTGATAACGCCTTGATTTCGTGGAAGCACTTATCTTGTCCGGGTTCTTTTGTCGCCACTGACGACGAAGGGCTAGAATTCTTGTGCGATGTTTACGTTGATATTGCTGCATGTATGTACGTCTCTTCTCAGGATTAGCCGCGTAATACTCTCGATGCTGAGTAATTACTCGCTCCTTGTTTGATTCATACCATCTTTTCCAAGAGATGCGTATTTTCTCTTTATTGTTCGCTCGATAGCCTTTTTGGTAAATGCTGCAGCAACACTTACAAACATCACTCTTTCCCGTCTTACGTGATTTGTTATTATGAAACTCTGAAGGAGGCTTCACCTCTTTGCACACTCTACACCTAATCGGGTCGGAGTGCTGATAAGTCTTATTCTTCTCTTGAAGATTTGATCGATAGCGTTTTTGCCTTGCTTTAATCTTATCGGTATTAGCAGCTCTATGCTTTTTTTGGTTATTACATGTACACTGTTTACATTCAGGACGATAACCATCACGACATCCACTATGCTCATAAAAAGAACTTAGCGGAAGCTCCTGCTTGCAGCACTTGCAAGTTTTCATAGATTCAACTAAACGGCTACCGACTCAACAGTGAGAGTTTCAACGGTAAGAGTCTCAGCAATGACCGTATCTTGAGTGTTGATCACTTCTTCAGGGTGATCCTGGTCAGGAATTTCGTGCTCGTCGTAGTACTTCTTGACGGTCTCAATCCACAGCTTCTGTTGGTACTTGACGTCACTACGACTAAGAATGAAGAGCTGGGTCTCAGACTTGGTCGCAACGATGATGGCACCCTGCTCAATCTCAAGTCCTAGGGTCTCCTCTGATGCCAAGGAATAAGCACCAATCTGGAGCGCGGCCTTCTTGAACTTGGCATTACCTGACATTTGGGCCTTCCACTCATCTGAGTAGCGGGTCACCCCACGGCCAGGCATGTGACGACAATAGGGATTCACACTGGTTTTATAGTCAGCCAGGGTGAGCTTCCCTCCAGCCTCACCAATGAGGTCAGGACATCCAGCCCAACCCAAGATGCAGCCATTCTCATCAACCACGTGGCCCCAGAGCCTAGCAATCTCGTCACTGCCAATCGTCCACTGGAAATCATTGCCCATGGGACGCTCGGACCAGATTACCCGTGAAAACTGATCCAAGATCTTGGGAATGCCCTCCCAGTAGTCCGCATAGGCCGGATTGACCTGGTACGGAAGTTTGCGAAGATGATACTCACACATCTCATGGATATGGGTTCCACGCTTACTCGCTTCTTCACTGGCACCAGGATTCTTCTTAATCCACATCTCCAGACGCTTCTTGCTTTTGGCGTCGGAGACCCCTTCACGAATTGTGGTAACACTCGGCAGATAGCCATAGGGCGTGATATAGCTGCGGCCTTGGGGACCTTGTTTACGGGAAGCACGTCCCGTCTTAATGACATTAGGTTCCCAAAGCTGCTGCACTGGCGCTCTGCTACTTGTCTTTAGTATAGCAGAACTTTAGTGGATGATCACAAATGCCCAATTCGTCTTGTTGTCCAAGCACTAACGAGCATTGCGTCCCTCAATACCACCACCCTTGAGACGCATCAACAATTTGCGCAATGGACCAGGATGAATGATCCGTCTACGCATAATGACTGAAATCTGATTGTACAGATCCTCAAGAAGCTTAACATGGGGTTCATTGTTAACTGGCGGCAGACGCCGTTCACCTTGGTCATACTGCAATGACAAGATCCCAATGGGAAGATTACCGACCTTCACTAGTCGGTTGTACATCCATTGAATGTTGTTCTTCCTCAGATGATCTTTGCAAGGAGCAGGAAGTGAGTCTTTGTACTCGGTGATGACCCAGCAATCCCCTGTGGATGCCAAGAGCTCTTCCAGTTCGATCATGATGCGGCCCACCGGCAGATCCCGAATCGGCACCGACATCGGCAGCCTCCCTGGTGCGGTGTAACTATTGATCGTGGAGAGCTTGGTCAAGTGATACCCACAGTTGTCAATGGCTCCATTGTGGAAGGCAGCCAACACAACCCGACTGGCATTGGTAATCACACCAACCTGGGCCAACAGATTGTTGAGCTTGCGCTCCTCTTCGATAGGTGCAAAGACACCATCGAGCTTGGTGACAATCTGATTTTTCAGTAGGCGATCCCACAGGATCCAGGCTAGTGCTCCAAGAGCAATAACACCATCAGCTGAGAATGAGATGTTGGGAATTCCGTGAGGCAACGGAATATCAAGATGAGGCTTTTGCTCCGTGTAAGCAGTGGGCGGTGGATTCGCCGTTGGCTGTGGGTTAGAAGTAGTATTATCAACGGACATGATTGAACATCAAAGCATAACATTCATTCTAGATCCACAAGTTTCAAAACCTGATAGACTGGCTGCACATGCCAGTAGTGGTTGGAGTTCTACGTTTTCTGCTCTTATCTCCATGACTGGCGCGCAGAGGCTTTGCATCAACTCTGCGGTGCCTTGAGGGATTGCGGTGAGCGCTCCTATATCTGGTATACGGATGACCGTCGTCAAAACAAACATGAACACCCTCCGCTCTACACCAATCTCTACAACGTTGTCACCACACCCAAGTTCAGACTCGAAGACATTGACCACCCCTGGTGCGTGTGGATTATCAGTGATCACCATTGCCTGAACTTCTATCAGCCACCGGAGAAGGCACGGCGCTTGATCTGGTTCCTTGATGCACCCGGCATCAGCCGACTGGCACTGAAACCAAGCTCAACCCTGATTGATCAGTGCACATACATTGCCCAGACCCATTGCGGGGAACAGCAACTGCAGCAGGAGCGAGCGGGCCAACCCATCTTTCGGCTCACAGACTACATCCATGATGAGTTCATTGTTGCGGAAGAAGAACTGGCGAAAGAAAAACGAATCAAACAAGTCGTCTTCAATGATCGAGGAGGACAGAAACACATCGTGGCCCTGCGCTCAGCCTTGCCTGATGTGCGGTTCCTAGGCATCAGTCAGTTCCCCCGAAACACCATCTCTGATTTGGGTCTCAAAAGTAGTGTGTACTTGGATCTAGGAGGCCACACGCATCTGCATCGTCATCTCAGGGAGATGTCATTGCTCGGCTGCGGACTTATAGTCTCTAACCTCAATGTAGCCCTGAGCCGTAAGGATCTCCCCTTGCATCACCAGTGGTTGATCAACGTTCAAAACATTGATGCAGACCCCTACATCTGTAGTGAGATGCTGAGACTCATGATTCTCGGGCAGTTTCGGAACCCCTCTGAAGTTCTCAATCAAGGCTTGAGTTTGCGCAGTCACCTACGCAGCCAGAAGCAAGTCTTCTACTCGGGTGTCCATACCCTCATTGACTATCTGAGCTAATGCACGAGCACACCCTCTATCTGTTTATCACCGAGGATGAACCGTTGCGGCTGGATCGTGACTGCAAGCCACGGTTCAATGTCGTATTGGTCTTCTCAGAGACCATGAGCAAGACCGATCAACGGGGCATGGTTAACCTCTACACCAATGCACGGATCCCCATTACCGAGACCTGCCTCGTCCAAGGCGCCACAAACCTGGAACGCCTGCATAGCTTGATGAACACAGTGGAGGTAGATCCAGGGCAATCACGTCTGTCATTTTGGATGCCAGGTGTCAGTGGCTATGTCTCCGATCTCAATGACGCTTTTACCAATGCAGTTGATAACCAGTGGAGCTACTGTCATCCAGCACTCAATGAGACCCGTGGACTCAAACCACTGATCTTTCGCTATGACTCCTATCCCGAATACCACAGGGAAGAGCGGGCATGCATTTACACCTATGCACCATACCTCCCATTGCTCGCCCCCATTGTGGATCTCCAGATCTATGGAATCATTAAGAACCTGCTTGATCACTACCCCTATGCATCAGAGCAGGCCTTTGTTGAACACTGGATTCCTGAAGCCCTAAGTCGGCAACGGGTGCTGCATCATCCCATCTTGATCAAGTGCTGCACCGTGAGTGCTGATCACTTCAAGCTGGACTTCAGTGATAACTACAATGAGGCCTATCGAGCAGCCTATAGCAAGGTTCCAGAGCTCTATCCCCTCTGCGACGACCTAGAAGCTTACTGCATTAGTCTGGATCAGCCGTCATCCCAATGGCGCAAAGAACAGTTCCAAACCTCAGCTCAAAAACACGGTCTGGAGTTCGAGTGGTTCTCAGCCATTGATGGTCGTTCATGGACAGCAGATACGTTTCCCAGTTGGGTGGTGCATCGCGGACGTCGTATCGATTGGTTTGAACCGCTCACAGGTGGGGAAGTGGGAGTAGCCACCAGCCATAAGACGATTTGGCAGTTGGCGTGGTACAGCCGTAATGAAGGTGTGTTGATCTTTGAAGATGACGCCATTCTCTGCAAAGATCTAGATTGCTTAGGAGTGCCTGTGGATGCGGACATCCTGTTCCTCAACGACAGGGCTGTGCACAATCACATGGGTGAGATCCAAGAAGGCACGTGCGGCACCGATGGCTACTTGGTGACCAGGCGCGGTCTCTACAAGTTGCTGCAGATCATTGAGCACATGAACATGCCTCTTGATCTGTTGATGGTGGCGAACAGTCGATCCTTCATGCAAGGCAAGTCCATGGCCTACATGCTAAGGAATCCACTGAACCCGATGATGAGCTGCTATCACCAGCACATCTATGTAAGGCATGGAGATCGGGGCCAGAGCACCATCGGGCACTGACCCCAACGCTAGCTATTTAGCGCGAGTAGCTTCAGAAATGGGAAGGGGAACAAGACCATCAGTGGGAATGTACACAACAGTCTTTTCACCCTGTCCGTTTTGCTCTTGAAGCCCAATGATATACAGCCAGCGCAAGTATGCGTCACTGCTACCAAGTTCGGACTTCAGTGCAGCAATAGCCTTGGCACTACCTTGTGCTTTAGTGATCTCAGCACGAGCTTCGAGTTCAGCCGCTTCTTGCTTGGCCTTGGCTTCCAAGACACGCACTTGACGGGTACTCTCGGCTTCCATCAGGGCAGCACGACCAGCCAAGGTGCGGTTGTAGACACCCAGTTGCGGAAGTCCCCAGAGGATGAAAGCAAGGACAGCAACAGCACCAATCGAGATGAAAACAGTAGATTTCTTCATTGGTTTGCGTTCAGGCGATCTTCTTTGTGAACGATGGACATTCCCTGGACCGAGGGAAAAGCGTCCCAGAACTCATCGTTGTCCATGAGGAAGTCTGCAATGTCTTCACCAACGGCTGTAATGGAGCGTCCTTTAGTGGTGTCAAGACGGACGTCAACATCAAGCTCGAACTTGATGGTATAAGACGCCATAACGGGGCGTTCCTTGACACGAGACTCGGAAGGAGTCATTGGTAGGTTTGATCGAACGAACGCAGCATAGCAACAGTAGGTAGACTGGAATCAACAATTCGATGTCCTGATGTCCAACGAAGAGCGTTTTAAGGAGTCTCACATCCCCAATACCCCTGGTGAACTGCTGGCGATGCAGAAAAACCAGAGCAAGTTGGACAAGGAGATGAGCAAGAATGTCAAGAAGGTGATAGCACTCATTGATGAGCTGGAAACGGGTGCCGAAGAAGACCAACACATTGCTCTGCTTCTTGTGGCACGCCTGGAATTCTTCCATGACTACATGGTGAATGTGCTCATTGAAGAAGGCGACAACAAGCCTGAAGATGTGTGCGGATGGGCCATTGACGCGGATCGTCTGACCCAATGCCGCCAGCTGCTGGAGTCCGTCGCGGACTTTGATCTGATCGAAGATTGATCTCCGTATCCCATTGCGCCAACCGCCATGCCGTACCTGGAAACCAAAGAAGAGCTAGATCACTACTTCATTGACAAAGCCAAACAGCAGATTGATGATGCCCTCACAACATTGATCTCTGACCAGGGCTTCAGCGCAGAAGACATCCACAAGCTGCTCGTGCAATGCGTCAGTGAACTGGATGAGTACTTCAGCAAGCCTGCACGGGAATCAGCCAAGCTCCTGAGCCTGATCAAAGGACACTCCACAGGAGGATCCAAGTATGACGAGGTATGCGAATACCTATCAACCTCACAGTCTGATCAGGATTCATATCAGACCGAGGCTGAAGATCCATTGCTTCAGATGGTAAAAGAGCACATGCTTCTTCCTGATGATCCACAGTACGTGGAACTCAAGGTTGACAATGGGGATATCACCTACAGTCCTGATCGCTGTGTGACAGCTGAGACCTACAAGCTCGCCATTGAGGCGTTTAGGGAGTGGAGTGATCTCGACATTCGCCAGTTCCCCATGACCGTCAGCCTGTACGACAGCGACGGCATGGACCTACTACCAGCTGACATTGCTGAGCTGTGGAACGAGGAGTTGATTGATCGGATTGTGGATGAAGTCAACACCAAAGTGATGGCTCGCTACGGCCTGGTGCTGAAAGATCCCAATAAGCTCAAGGTCTACAAGGACAACCATGTCATTCCTGATCTCAGCCGAGAGTATGCAGAAACCAGCATCCTGACCCTGTTTGATCTGCTCTGTAAGATTGAACGGTGGTTCAGTGTGCAGTACATGTGCATCCTTAAAGCTGAGAAGCTTGTGCAGTCCAATACCGAGGTCAGTGAGGACACCGAGGTTCAAGCGATGATGGATGAACTGCAACAAGAAATCGACAACTACATCAAGTTCGGAGCCGTGTCCGCATGAAACGCGATGAAATTGAACACCTGATTGACGAAAAAATCAGGAACCATGAATTTACCGTGGCGATTGTCTCAGGACTGATCGGAGGCCTGGTCATTGGTGGATTGTCTTATGCCATCTGGTTGAACTATCAACTCGTCATGAGCGTTCAGTAGTAGAATAAAGAAGCTCTGATGGATGAACCATGTGAGTGAGGCGAAGTATCGTGGAGTGTCCTACGATACCGAGAAACAGAAGGAAGATTTTGTGACGTGGTGGAATCGCCTGCACTGCGATGCCACGCGCTGGCTGGTGTATCGAGGTAAGAAATACAGAGCGTATGACCAGTGCTTGAACAAAATGTAGTTTGATAGACTGGGAATAAACATTATGTGGCGCATGAGTTATCTCGAACCCATTGGAAATATTGGTGGCATTAGTGCACCCCCTAGCCCACAAGCCCCTGTGGAACGGGGACCAGCTGCACCCCAATCTCCTAGCTATCAGCTCCAGGATCAATCCTATGCCGTTGGTCCTGATTCCTACCCTGGTCAACCAAGTTTCCCCTCGGTCAATGCCAATCTCGATGGACTCAATGCATCTCCTAGCCCCCAGCCCATGCGGGGCTTGAACGCTGCCCCCTCCAGTGATGGCAGTGGTCTGGAAGCACCGGAGCTGGCAGAACTGGACACCAGTGCGGTAGCCCCCAGACCCTATGGACCCTGGCCGACCAGCATCCGTCCAGTGATGGGCAGTGATGCAGCCCCTGGCCCGTACTACATGGGTGGTGTTGGTGCCACACCTGGGATGAATCGAGGCCCCATGGATGGTGTCAGACCGATCCAAGGCTTGGGTGCTGCACGAGCACCGATGCCGCTGCAAGTGGGACTACCAGAAGCCCTGGAGAGGCCCATCCGCCGGGATCCAGGTGTCAAGGTCAATATTCCGGTGGATTCTGCAGGCAACTTCGGACCCATTGCCGTGCCGCGCATCCAGAATCCTATGCAAGCTGGATGGAGTGATCGTGGTATTCCGGCGTTTGGCAATGTGGCTGCCGTGAGTCGTCAACAACCGTGGAGACGTTGAGATGCTGAAGCGACTTCTCTACGGCAAAGGATTGGGTGAACGTCTAGAGCGCATTGAAGCGATGCTTGTTGAAATCAAGGACAAGCAAGACGGCATCACCCAAGACATTGTCCGACTGGAACAAGACTGCATTGAGAGCACCAACTTGTTCTACGAGCTGAGCAACTCCATTGATGCTCTCGATGCCCGAATTGATGCAGCCATGCTGGAGTGGATTGAGGGCTACCGATAGAAAGGCCCCGGCGTGATCCGCAGGACTGCAGTCAGAGGCCGAGGCTCTATCGTTTTTAAGTTTAGCACTACACGTCTGCAGTGCTGGAGTAGTGACCCCCAGGTTTGAGCTTCATCAAGACCATTTTGGGCACATGCACAAGATGGTTAGAGAGAGGCTTAGGGGGTGTTGACTTCCCTATTCTAGCTCAACCAATGGCTGGTGCAGTCAAAGCCACAGCCGTGGAGCGAGAGGTAGCCAAATCCAGAGGGAAGTTGTGGGCGTTGCGCTCGTGCATTACCTCTAAACCGAGGTTGGCACGGTTGAGGATATCAGCCCAGGTGTTGATCACCCGGTCTTGGCTATCGACAATGGATTGGTTGAAGTTAAATCCATTAAGATTGAACGCCATGGTGCTCACACCGAGAGCCGCGAACCAGATGCCGACCACAGGCCAGGCAGCCAGGAAGAAGTGCAGGCTACGACTGTTGTTGAAGGAGGCGTACTGGAAGATCAGACGACCAAAATAGCCATGTGCAGCCACAATATTGTAAGTTTCCTCTTCTTGTCCGAACTTATAGCCGTAGTTCTGAGACACGGTCTCCGTGGTTTCACGAACAAGCGATGAAGTCACCAAGGAACCGTGCATGGCAGAGAACAGTGCACCACCGAAGACACCAGCCACTCCCAGCATGTGGAAGGGGTGCATGAGGATGTTATGTTCTGCGTTAAAGACCAACCGAACAGCAGAACAACTTGCATTTCTACAAGGATCGGACTATATCTTCATCCACTAGGGATGTCGGGCACTAATTCCTGTACACAGGTAGTCTCTGAACCGTCCTAGATGAACTCTAGGCTTGGCTGCTGATTGCCAGTTCACTGCAGAAAGCAATGAATGAAGGTTTCCAGCAATTCACCCGATTTAGACTTCACATTGGTCAGCTTATGAAGTTAAAGGTCCCGCTGATGCCAAGCGGCATCCCATCAGAGAAGGAGCCTTGACCAAAAGGATAGACAAGAAAGACGGCATAGGCAGCTGCAACAGGAGCACTGAAGGCCACAAAGATCCAGGGACGCATCCCTAGGCGATAGGACAGCTCCCATTCACGACCGAGGTAGCACGTTGCACCAATCAGGAAGTGAAAGACGATGAGTTGATACGTACCGCCGTTGTAAAGCCATTCTTGAAGCGAAGCAGCTTCCCAAATGGGGTAGAAATGCAGTCCAATGGCGTTGGAACTGGGGACAACAGCAGCTGAAATAATGTTGTTGCCATAGAGGAAGGATCCTGAGACCGGTTCCCGGATGCCGTCGATGTCAACGGGCGGGGCGGCAATCATGGCGATGATGAAACACGTCACTGCAGCGAGCAGCGTGGGAATCATCAGCGTTCCAAACCATCCGATATAAAGACGGTTGTTGGTTGAGGTAATGAATTGACAAAATCGCTCCCAGGACGACGATGGGGAGCGAGATGAGATTGAAATGGAAGCAGTCATGGCATTCCGTAATGGACACTACCATTCTAGTTAAGTAATGTTAAGCTTCCAACACATAACTTTAGGTATTTAGGCTCAATTTTTGGTGGTGAGAGAGGTATTGGACCAGGTTGGAGAGCAAATGGACGTTATCTCCCACTTGACCAAGGATCAGATTGCATCTGTTGCATAAGAGTTGCCTCACCTGGCCTGTCTGATGACAGTGATCAACGCACAGGTCCTTCCATTTGCCCGTTCCCTCCTGTTTGCAGATCGCACAAGTGCCTTTTTGTCTCTCGTACATGGTTTTGTAATCGTCTATGGACACTCCATAGGCCCTGAGCAGCCAATTTTCCCTGTATTTGACTTGCTCACAGCTTTTGCAGTGATTTCTACGGACCTCAGAACCACTGGAGCGACGGAAGAAAGACTCTACTGGTAAGTTCTGATGACAAGTTCGGCAAGTTTTGTGTGCAACTGGTGTTAAGACAACAGAACTCATGCAGTTCTTGCTTTCTCAACCCAAAGTATTGACAATATCGACCTGACTTATTGCCTACTAGACTGTATTGACAGTCAGTAGAGATGTCAGATGTGAGTTATTGTACCTGGACACATTACATATTCTTGATATAAACAAGTGAGAGATAAGCGTGGCTTATTGCCCGGCCCTTTGGGATAAACGTAAATTGATCAGTATAGGCATAACACGAGTGCCACACCACGAGGTTCAGTGCTACATTGAGTCTGTTCAACGCACACACCAATCGTGCTTACTGGTTCTGAACTGCTTGCTAAGGTCAAAGAGCTTGGTGATGTCTCCAAGTCCGACCTCGTCCGCGAGTGCGGTTATGTCTCCACCAAGGCAGATGGCTCGGATCGCCTCAACTTCACGGCGTTCTACGAGGCTCTGCTGGAAGCCAAAGGCCTGAATCTGGGCGGTGGTAGCAAGGGTTCTCGCCCTGGCCGCAGCCTTTCCTACATCACCCGCGTCCAGTTCAACGGCAATCTGCTGGTCGGCAAAGCCTACACAGCGATGCTCGGTCTGAACCCCGGTGATGAGTTTGAAATCAAGCTGGGCAAGAAGGCCATTCGCCTGGTGCCCATGCAGGATGCTGACTTTGAGAACGGCGACCCTGAGAACGACATCCTGACCGATGCCGAAGCCCAGGACGAAGCAGATACCCAAGCCAGCTGGAGCGGGGAGTCTGAGGACACCACCGAGGAAGCCTGGGAGGAAGAGGAAACCGCACCAGCAAAGTGACGCGTTAGTCGCTATTCACTACTAGGATTGAGGGACTCAGGCCTTAGCTTGAGTCCTTCTCCGTTTTAAGGGGACATATTGCAACCCATACCGCCATGCAGAAAGAGATCGTCAAGCTGGTCAAAAGCTACGGCTACGAGCTGGTCAGACAGAAGAAGCATCTGGTCTTCCAACACCCCACCTCCGGCCAAGTCTTCACCTGTGCTAAGAGTGCCAGTGATTACAGGGCCATGCGCAATGTGGAGCGGGACCTCAAGCGTTACGCCAGACTGCAGACGGCTTAATCCAGTGGATCAGCAAAAAAATGCTCAGCCAGGTCATGTTGCTTGACGCGTCGGCAGAAGTACAGCCACTGGTGCAGATAGAACGTGTCATCCGGCTCTAGCAGCACCTTGAGCTGTTCATGCACGTCCTGTATGGCTTGGCGATCAGCGCGGAACTGCTGCTCGATCAACGTGCGTGCCTGCTCCACCACCTCCCGCACTCCAGACCAGTCGACCGTATCCCACTCCAAGCCCTTTGGGACCGGGGGGTGCAGGTCCTCGATAGGGAATACATAGCCGTCATGGTCTTGGCTGAGGGGTTTCCAGTGGGTGAAGTGCAGTCGCTTGCGCCAATCGGGATGGTCGTAGGTCAGGGCTTGGAGGGTTGAGACGTGCATGCGCGACCAGTAGCCCTGTTGAGCGAGGATATGGGCGGGTGCATGACGGTATTGGGGTTGTAGTAATTCAGGCCACCCTTTGGGCTTATAGGCAAAGACATATCCGTTGTGATCCGCATCAAAACGGGTCGGATATCGAGTGAGAAATGTATTGAGTGGTGATGTGGATTGATTCTCTGGTTCGGGGATATCAAGACACTGGACAGTCTTTAGCTTGGGCATATGTGCTACAAGGCTGCAATCAGTCTAGCAATTGGCTACTGCTCAATAAGGTTGTATCCCTGGTTGTAGATTCGATTTACAAAGTCAGGAACGCCTTTATGAATGGTCTGGTATTCCTTGACTTCATTGGGAGAGTATGGGCCGATTGAGTTTTGATCGTAAAGATCTCTACCTCTAAAGCTGGTTTGGAGCGGATAGTCGTGAGGATGCTTGAAGTCTGAGATTGATGACTCCTCTGGAATCTGGAGTTTATTCAAGAGAGCAGAAGCTACACCCTGAGCATGTGACTCTTCTGTTAATGCAGGCTTGCCGTAAGTCTCGTGAACATATCGAAGTCGCTGTCCAGTATCACGAGGAACATCTGATGGATTGATCCACGATGATTTAAGTCCGGAATCAAAGGCGTTGATCTCTTGAACCTTTGAAGCAGAAGGAAACACAGCATGGGCTCCTTCGTGAGCAACAGTATGAGCTGTACCAAACAATGGATCAACGTAACCCGTACTCCGCTCTAATGGATTGGTATTGAACACAACTCCACCACCAGTTCCCCACAGTGGTCTGCCATCAACAGCCATGACAGAGTTTGCAGGCTTCAGATTGTAAGACTTACCGGATTGTCGATTGAGTTCTTGAACAACACGCTGACTGTCGCCGCTTGGAACAAAACCTTGATTGCGATCAAAAACAAAAGCAGGAGTTTTCATCGTCCTGCTTTGCATGAATTGCTCAAATAGTGATGGATCAGCCATGACTTATCGCTTCCACCGGCTCATGTATTTACCAGCTAGCTTGCTTTCACCACGGTTGTTGAGCTTCTCTGAGAACCGTGAGAGACCGCCAATGCTGCCGTGTTGCTGGTTCACAGGAGCACTGATGTAACCACGACTCTGGTTGGTCGGTGCGCTCACGTAGCCCTGGTGTTGGTTCGTTGGCGGACTGACATAGGCGACTGGAGGCCGCTGGAACGGGGAGCTAGAGAATAGGGGGCGTGAGAATGGACTGGAATATCCTGAGAACATTATTGCGTATCTGAGTTATTAGTATTCTATTTCACCTGCACGGAAGGTGGGAGAGTCGAACTCCCAAGGGCTTTCACACCTCGACGCTTTTCAAGAGCGCTTCCGTCGCCAATCGGATTGACCTTCCTGGTTGGAGCGGATGACGCGATTCGAACGCGCAACCAAAAGCTTGGAAGGCTTTTGCTCTACCGTTGAGCTACATCCGCATTTGCCTATTCTAGCCGCTCTGTCCAGTACACAGCAGCGCCGTTGTCAAACAAGGTTTTGTTGACACGTCTGGCTTCCTTGAGAGGTACGTCAATGCAGCGGCGAACATGACCGCATTGGAAGTAAAGACGTACCATGAGACTTGTATCAGTGATACAAGTCTAGGATGGATACATCAATCCGTTTCGCGTGCAATCTCAGCTTGGATCTTGAGCACATGAATAGCAGATCCAAAGCCCTTGGGATTCTTGTACGTCTTGCTGTAGTTCTCTAGCCAGTCGGCTACAGCTTCAATCACATCCGCTGCACTGGGGACATCACTAATCGAACCTTTCCGCTCCCACCAGGCGGTGATGACGGATTCGTAGAGAGGTTCTTGTTTCATCGCTTGGACCTGTCATAGCTAACCGTGAGCTGGGCCATGATGCACTTGTAGTTGGAAATCCAGGTGTGGTCCGCATTGGCATTGAACAAGAACACCTGCCCTGGCACGAGATCTAGAGCTTTCCTGCGTGTGATCAACTGCATGGTGTAGGAATCTTTTTGAGGAATCAAAGGTTCTTCGTACAGGATCCAGCTGAGTACTAGTCCCATGTGCTCATCACTATGCCAGCCCACGGAACCAACAATAGGAAGAAGCGATTGGGGGTTGTAAAGACTCACTTCACGTCGCTTAAACCCATTCAGTTCAGCATAGGCAAGCAGCTTCTGATAGGCTTTGTGATTTACTTCAAGTGTTAATGGATCCACATCACCTGGGTAAATGTCTTTCAGCAAGCGTCTATAATCCGCCTTGCGGAATCCAGCATTAACTGGATCGAGGCGACCAACAATGGATGGACAAGCCATGGTGTGTGTTGTGTTGTGACCAGTGGGGACGACAGGACTTGAACCTGCACGACTTGTGCCGCTTGGACCTAAACCAAGTGCGTCTACCAATTCCGCCACGTCCCCGTGACAACAGACCCCAAGGTATTGAGGTCTGCTTAGAGTCTATCTAGACTGACAGGATGTAGTCGTCGGGAATCTCGTCAAGGAACATTGAGGGCACCTTGTCGAAAGAACCCCCATAGCCATTGGAGCGAGACTTCACGGCACTCAAATACAGCTGGTTCTTGGCCCGTGTGATCGCCACATAGAACAGACGACGCTCCTCTTCCAGCATTTCAGGGTCTTCGCTCTGCAGTGCCCGGTAGGAAGGGATGATGTCATCCTCAACCCCAGCAATGAACACAATCGGAAACTCCAGACCCTTGGAGCCATGGATGGTCAACAGGGTGACGGAGTTGGAGTCCTCGGTCTTGCTCCCAGCCTCCAGCTGCAGGGCCGCAGCCTCCAAGAACCCAGCAATGCTCTGGTCTGCCGTGTCCTGCACGTGCTGGGCAATGGCATTGAACAGCTCATTGACGTTGCCCTGACGCTCAAAGGCCTCGTCACTGTTCACCGCTGTGGCTTGCAGGTACTTGGTGTACTCAATGCGCTCCGTGATGCCATGGAGCAGCTCAACCAAAGTCTTGTCGTCCTTCTCAGCAATGATCTCTTGGATCATCCCCACAAATTCCGACAGCCCCTTGTTGGCACGGCCCAGCGCCTCTTTGACCTGGTCCGGGGAATGGATCAGATCCCACAGGCTCATGTCCCGCCCATAGGCAAAGAGCTTGAGCTTCTCAATGGTGGTGTCCCCCACACCGCGCTTGGGCACCCCCAGGATCCGCACCAGGCTGCTGTCGGAGGTTTGGTCATCGACAAACTGCAGGTAGGCCATGAGGTCCTTGATTTCCTTGCGCTCAAAGAACCGCATGGACTTCGGCATCACATGGGGAATGGAGCGACGGACAAACTCACTTTCAAAGGGCCGTGAGATCGAGTTGTTGCGATAGAGGATCGCCACATCGGAGTACTGACACTCCCCATCGGTCACCATCTGCTTGATCTTCTTGGCGATGTACTCAGCCTCCCGATCCTCATGGGCAAATTGCTTGAAGCGGATCGGCTCACCCTTATCGCGTGTGGGCTCGAGCGTTTTGTCCACACGGAATTGATTGTTCTGGATCAAATGGTTGGCGGCATGAATAATCGTTTGGGTCGACCTGTAGTTCTTCTCCAGAAGAATCATGGTCTGCGAGTCTTTAGTCATCAGCCCATCGCCAAAGTCCTTTTGGAAATCGAGCATGATCTGGTAGTCCGCACCCCGGAAGGAGTAGATGGCCTGGTCCACATCACCCACCACAAAGAAGGAGCGATCTGACCAGTCCACAGTTCCTTGACCCATCTGGTCTTGGCCTGTGGCAATCATCCGCAGCACATCGAACTGTGCCGTATTGGTATCCTGGTACTCATCAACCAGAAGATGACGGAAGCGTTGATGCCAGTAACGACGGATGGTTTCGTTCTGCTTGAGCAGACGCGCTGTCACCATCAAGATGTCATCGAAGTCCAGGGTGTTGTCCTGGGCCAGGGCACGGCGGTACAGCTTGTAGGCTTCAAACACCACCCGCTTGGCGCGCCCTTCTTGACCAGGGGGAATGATCATGTCATCGGGAAGAACGTTGTTGTTCTTCATCCGACTGATCTGGGATGCGATGGTACGCGGTGAATAGATCTTGGGATCCAGGTTGAGCTGCTTGCTGACGATCTCACGCATGATCTTGGCTTGATCGCTGGAGTCCGCAATCTTGTAACGGCGTGTCCAGCTCAATCCTTCAGGATCAACATAGGACTCGATGTCCTTTCGCAGGATCTGTCCAAAGCAGCTGTGCAGGGTCCCAATCAGCATGGGCTTGATGTAATCCTCACGCACCACATCAGCAATCGCTCTCTGGTGATCCCGGCTGAGAGACGTGAAGGTGGTTTCATGGCGTTGGTGGGCCAGCACCCCGCAGAGCAGAACGTTGAGACGCTCTTTCATCTCATCGGCTGCTTTCTTGGTGAAGGTGGACACCAGCATGGAGCGGGGATCCACTTCCAGATCGACCAGCAACATGGCAATGCGGCGGGTCAGGACACCAGTTTTCCCAGCACCGGCACCAGCAGCCACCAGCAGGGGGCCATAGGTGTGGTTGACAGCTTGAAGCTGTTGATCATTGAGGCCCTGGAGAATCAGGGACGAGGGGGACACGAGAGTGGCAGTCATGGACAGGGTGTGTGTTGTGTGTTGTTGAGCAGTCTTAACGCCCGTTAAGGCTTGAGGGACTGGCTACTGGTTGTAAGCGTGAGGTAATCATACCTGATTTTGCAGGCTGCGGCATCGCGATAACAGGCCACAACCCCACTATCAAACGCAATCTGGGATGTGACTCTCCAGGTCACTAGCGCCATCAGCAATGAGGGCAAACAGCCAATGCACAGGGCCATGGCTGCAATTTGCCAGGGCGTAGCGGGTGGTTGATCCATGGGAGTTGGATGTATGGGATGGTCTTTGGAATACTGCACCGCTTGCTGCAATGCGCTGTGTTCATTCGGGTTTAGATCCATAGACAGTTTTCAATTGCTTCTTTAGATGATAGACTTCCTGCTCCAAAAAATCCACAAGGCGCTTAGCAAAGTCAGGAGAGCGCTGCATCAGGTCTTTGAATTCTGGTGAATAGGGATTGACCTCGGTCACACAGTTTCCCATGTGCACATAGATGGTGTGATCATCAGCATGGCGGGGCTGCTGGGAATTGATGCAATTGACGAAATGACCAATGCCTTTGGTTAAAGGCTTGTCATGAACCATACACGCGTGTACAGCATCCGCAACCTCCTCTTTGTACCTTTGGATAAGGTTAGCGCCATCGTTGTAGAACGTGATGGTGGTGAGATAACCCATTACTTAGCAGCGGTGTTACGACGTGGAGCGGGGGGTTCCCAGATGCCGGTGCGCAGATGCTCAGCGGCATCACGAAATCCCTCCCGTTGCAGGAGTTCAGCGATGGCTTCAACGCAGCGCTTGGCCTGGTCGATGTGCAGGGGCCAGTCCCGTTCGGAATGCCAATCCGAAATGGCACGGGCTGTCTTTTCAATGATGGGAGAGGCATCCAGTTCGGTCATCTCAGTTTCACGGCGGCGGGGGAGAACACGTTTGACCAGAGCCAAACGCTGGAGAGGATCGGTCATCAGGGGGCGAGCTTGTTCTTGCCTTTACGGGTCTTGCTGTACCAGTCCGCAACGGCTGGCACCCAGTCTTGAAAGTGAGGCCACATCAGCTCACAGAGACAGCGGATCTCGTACTGGGCATCAAGCGGCATGCGCATGTCCATAAAGTGCATGAGAGAGCGGACATTGAACGACACCACAAAGTGCTGACGGATATCAAAGGGGATCAGGCCACGGGCATGCTCTTCGGAATAGCCGTGCCCCTCAACATTCTCCTTGTAGTGCAGCACGCAATGCAGCACCAACACCAGGTCATTGAGCCGGTGGTCCGTTGTGTAGTGGTAGCGATCACCCTGGCGATCGGTGTATTCCCCAGGCGGCCTGAGATAGAACACCTTCTCAATATCAGGTGCAACCAGAGCTGCAAGTTCCTGTATACTGAGATTAGGAGTACGCTCCTTGATTTGCTCAATCAAAGAAGCGAGATCAAGAATGCGTTGTGATGTATAGCGGTTCGACTGGCTGTCCCAGGTTGTCCCAACCCTGTGCGTTCGGGCTTGCTGCAGCACCGAGTGTGGAAAGTAGCCCGTGCTGAACGTAATGGAGGGATGCTCCAGTGGTCCAAAGTGCTGGTGTGCGAGCAAGCGTTTGGTGATGATGGCACCCGCTGTGGTTTCAGTAATGATGGACGATTCCCATTTCTCACTGATGCAGTGCTCGCTGTAGTCCTGATGCATGGCGGCATAGATCAGCCGCTGGGGACGCTCGGTTTGACTGAGGACCGTGACGGTGAAATGGGGATCGGGATAATCAGGTTTTTCCATGGCAATCAGAAACGAATCGTGGCTCCCTTAAACAGGCCTTGACAGACAACACCAGAGACTTCAACACCAGCAGGAGAGACGGCTGTAAAAGGCGTTTGCAACACGTCATCCTCACTGCATTTGAGCATTACCAGTGGAGTCCAGGTCCCAATCTTCACATCGCTATAACCTTGTGCGCTCAGCAGTTGCTCCGATGGTTCAGAGGCCAAAGGAGTACAACTGGTCAGTGACAACACCAACAGGAAACCAGCAATCAACAAGATGAATGTTTTCATGGGGCTGTTTTAACCATGTAGAGTTGATAAAGGGGAGCTGAAATGAATTGAATCTGATCGCGAAAGATGGTTGTGAATGCATCAATAGCAATCTTAGGAGAAGCAACACTAGAATCTGAATTCGGATTGCTCCAGAGATAATCATCAAAGATCATCAAGCCACCCACCTTGAGTAAGGGAAAAGCCATCACCGCATCAGTGATGACATCCTTGGCCATGTGACTGCCATCCACATAAATCAGATCATAGGCATTCTGATCTTGCTCAGGCAGACGTGAATTCTCAGAGATGATCTGAGCCAGGGCATTGATCGATGGTTCCTTGTAGATCACAAACTGCACCTGAGCAGGTGAGTTGGAAATCGCAAGGCTAGTGTTTGTTCGAAAGCGTTCATACACCTCAGCCATCGGTCCATAAAAGTCGTCATTCCAAGTGTCAATGCAAATGATTTCTAGCTCCTTTTGGAATTGGCTGAGAAAATCGATGCAGAAACAGATGGACGCTCCCTCGTAGCTGCCAATCTCCAAGATCCGAGCAGGCTTGAAGTTGCTTAGCAGCGCAGTCCAGATCGGCCTGGATTGCTCAAACCAATCCGTCGTAAACAGGTACTGACTGATGTGCTCCGGTGCCTGGGTCATGCCGCCAGCTCCAGGGAGGTGAGCGGACGAGTCGACTGCATCAGCGTCTCGGTGATCTGGTAGAGGCGGTCCAGGTCTTCGGTGTTGTAGATCTCGCAGTCAAACAGGGAGTGATCAAGTGATCCCTCAGATGCGTGCTTGACTACTGATTCATCCGCCACCAAAGACGGCCTGGTGATCCGCCACGTTTCACCACCCATCGCCTTGATCTGCTCGTACTCATTGGGGAAACGCATGTCATCCACCACAACCAGCACCCCAGCACGGACCAAGCGATCCGTCTTGGCCTGCCACACCGTGGTCCAGATGTCCGTGTGCAGGCATTGGCGGCCCCACTCCGTCCCTAGGGTCTGGCACAGGTGACGCACCGTGAACCCCAACGCAGGAGCCAGAGCTGGATCGATGCCATCAAGATCAGCCACCTTGAGGTGTTTCTTGTCACTGAGCAAGGCATCAGTGTCCATCACCCCCAGGTCCCGCAGCAGCACCGCCGCCATGTCCTTGAGGGTGGAGGCAAAGGGGACGCGCACATAGCCGTGGTGATGGCAGAGGTAGTTGGCGACCGTGCTCTTACCAGATCGGGGGATGGGGCTGTAGAGCCCAATGACCTTAGGCATCGACATGGGGATTCACCACGATTTGAGACGTTGCAGGGCGGTTGAGCTGATAGACGGAAACCATGGAGCGACCTTCCCTTGGATAGGTGTCCACAATCTTGACAACTTGGTAATCAATAAGCTGCTGAAGTCGACTTTGAACAGTGCGAGGGTTCTGTCCGATTGCACGAGCAATGTCTGCAACACAACTGAGAACGTGAACACTGTTAAAGCTTTTGTCCACCAGATACTTAAGGATTTTTTGGGTCGAAGCATCACATGGAGCAGGCATCAGCTGACCTCCTCTGATTGAGGAATGTTGTCTTGATGACACTGCATCCAATACCAATAAGCAGCTGCTTTGCGCTTGTGCTGCAACTGGCTATTGAGAAGAACAACATTCTTCTCCATGTGCTTCTTGTGCTTGGCTTCGAACTTGGCTGGATCGATGGGCTCAGAGTCTTCTGTGCTCAGCGAATCAAGGAAAATGCTGTGGTTCATCTGAGAGATCTTGATCTGGATCTCGATGTCCTCAACAGCATTCTTGTGCATCACCATGCGGCAATGTGCATCTTCCAGGGACTTGGGTTCAGGAAGCTCCTTGTAGACATAAGCACTCAACATCGGGTGCATGTACTTCCAAGGGGTGATCTCATCCATGGTGGTTGGCGTGGTCATTGACTCACCTCTTGTTCCTGTGGTTGTTGTGGCGTCTGGGATTCGTTGCTGGTTTGCTCTCCGCCATAGGTGCTCATCAGTGCATGGATCGAAGCAACAACCCGTTGGTAGGCATCGGACATGCCAGCAGCATAGGCCTTGTTGACCTCAGGGGTTCCTTCAGGTGCGGTCTCAATGCTGTGATTCAGATTCTGGATCTGCTCCATCAGTTGGTTCGAGATTTCCTCCACACCAACAGAGAGATCAAACAGGGAGCTGAGGTCTTCGAGGACCGCAGCGGTGATGGTTCCAACTTTCATGGGCTCAGAGGGTGCGAAGGAAACGGACGATCAGATCCAGGCAGAACGCGGCGCCAAAGGTAAGAGCCAGCGACAACAGGTCCCAGACCAGGGCCGAGAGGCGGGGGAGAACACCAGCCATGACAGCAGTGAGGTACTACATGTAGGAGTGTAGTGCTGCAGCAGCCAAACGGCAAGCTCAATCCTCGAAATCCTCGTCCTCATCCAGTGGAACGAGGGCGTGGAGGGCTCTCAGCTCTCCCCACGTCATGGAGAAGTGCTGTTCTCCCATGCAGGAGGACAGATGGATGTCAAAGCCTTCGCCGTTGAACCACTCCACCACCTCCATGAAGTGATGAGGTTTAGCGAACGTGTCGAAGGGCTGGAGATCGACATAACGCGCAATGCGTTGATAGCTCTGCACGAGTTGCTCATTCGAAGTCGACACGTTCTCCGAGCAGGTTGATAAAGTTATCAAACGATCCTTTGACCTCGCGTCCATTGACCTTGAGGAAGATGTTCTGGGATCCCCATTGCGTTTCAACAGAAGTGATTTGATCTTCAGGGATAGCCATGATGTAAGGCCTGCCACTGAGGGATTGAGTTTTCTCAGTGAAGACAAAGACGCGAGGTTTGTTCATGGGTTCAACCGATTAACTGATCATGGACAAGGTCTTGATACAAAACGGATTTAAGTTGCTTAACAAGAATTCGACCTTTGTCGGTGAGTGTCACAATCTTGCGACGTGCATCACTGGGATCAACCTCCTTGCTAATCATCCCCAGTCCTGGTTTACCAAGGGGATGGGTTGTGGACAGCCAATCAGTATGGCGACTGACGCTGTTTTCTGACAAATCACATCCTTCCCTGATGGCAGCAAGATGACAGGGGTCATGGGATGCGATGTAGCAGAAGACGGTGACAAGCTGTAGAGGAACTTCTTTGTCAAAGACTTGAAAGAGTTTTTGAACGTGAAGCAGCTTGTCCATCAAGGCATCGGTCTTCTTACGTAGAAGAGGAGCAACAGACATGTGGAAATCAGTTAATGAGTTGGAGGCCATTCAGAGGTTGCAATGCCGTATTGCTTCATGACAGGCCGGAGATAAATAAGGGCCTGGGCTGAGACGGATTCAGCAAACTCAAGCACCTCGGAACTGGTCTCCTTTGCGTCGCGCTCACCTTCAGCAATGTCAGCCAGAGCGGCTTCAGCTTTGATCAGAGCATGGATGATCTGTAACGGAAGCTCAGAACCACCAGGCTCTAGTGCACGTTCATTGTCCTCATCTTGCATTCGGGCATTGAGTGCATCTTCAATAAGCTTGATGCGGTAGTGCAATTCCAAGATGCAAGCTGGTGCAGCTTTGAACGCATTGTTTTGTAACTCTTGCCAGTGCTCAAAATTAGCACTCCAGTCTTGATCCGTACTGATGAGACTTCCGAGATCCATGACTAAGACACTCCAAGGAGGATGGTTTCATCAGTTGCTGCATCAGGATCAAAGACCTCCAGCTGCACTTGACTGATCGCATTGCTTTGGGCAAAGGAGCAGATCAACCGCGTGGCACGCAAAGGATCATCGCTGGCAAGCAGGTAATGCGCTAGTTCCGAATCGATCATGCGGTGGTGACGGATCCAGACCTGCTTGGTGAGCTGGACTGAGGGCTTCCAGAACATCCACCAGGGCTTAGGGTCTTTGACGGTTTCTATGTGACGTTGAAACCAAGATAAGCAATGGTAATAGTTTTCAGTTTTGAGTTTCACTTTCGGATGTAGTGTGATGTCTTGATCTGAATTGAAGAGACAAGGATGAGAAGGGGCACCCAAAAGGACACCCCATGTGCCATGACGGCATAAATAGACAGAACAACCCAGAACGGGAAGGCCCAGTTAATCGTGATCCGCATGGTTCGATTGCTCGATCATGGCAGCATACTCATCTTCAAAGCGTTGAGACAAGATCAAGTACTTAGGAAACTCTCCCTTA